ACCTAGTGTTACACGCGGTAACTCATTAAAAACATATTCAATATCTATAATATCACATCGTTTTTTAAAAAACGATAATAATCTGTCAGTTACAGATTGCATTGCTGTCTGCGATATTAACAAACTCTCAAACTGAACTCGAAGTGCTTGTGGGTGACGCGCTTTGACATTCAAATCAGCGGATTCTTGGACTAAGCTATCTTGCGCTACAGTAGCTTTCCACGCAGCAGGTGTCGCACCGAGAACATCAGATTGTACTGTATAATTTTTAGCATAGTGAGCCAATACCGAATAGTACGGCAATCCATTTTCAGCAACACCATTTGAACTTCTTGTCACACTGCTACCAATAACTCGATAAAAATTTAAAGTTAAATCAGGTGTAGTGGACGGCTCTTGAAAAAGAGCAGCTGTGACTTGGTTGACATTATATGTACTGTTATCTGCTAATGAGTCACCAAACCACCAGTAAGCACCACATGATTTACAAATATTATCAAGGACTGCTCTGATGGTTATGTCTTTGTCAATGTACAAACCAATTGAACCGACTGTATTTAACTTCGTTACCGATGTCGCACTTGTTGTCACAGTGTAGGTGCTGGTCAACGTAACAGCTGAATCATAACCGTCGGCTGTGATAATTCCGATTGGGATTTCCCCAAATGGGTACTCACTATCAATAGCCGGAGTTATGCGAATGTTACCTTGGTATGAGCCAAATGTTCCTGCTGGCGGTGCGGTATTATTAAACTCAGTCAATGAGTTGTAAGTAATACCTCTGTCTATTTGTGTACCGCTATCGTAAACAGCATTTATCGTCATAGCGGTGCTTACCGACAATGAATATTTATGTGTCACGTTATCTGTTATTACAGGTTGTTCATTGATAACTGATTGAGGTGTTGAGAATGTGATACTGTCACAAACCTTTTTAAATACATCACCAGCAAGACTGACTGTATCGGTAGCATTGCAGGTTATTTGTTGTACTGCCATCGTGCCTAATCTGAAGTAACCTTGGAATCGGTCAAAAGTTCCAGCAGCAGGATTAGTGGCTACTAAATTTGCAAGTGATGTGTGCGTCGTACCTAATGTTATTGCGACACCTTTATCGTAAACGCTAGTCACAGTTGTTGTGGTCAAATCACTAACTTGATAAATACCAAGTGTCGCATAACATAATACTGGCGTGACATTAAGCACTGTTCCATATACTCTAGGTTTAACATTTCCTTTGATGTCAGAAGTTAAACCTTCTGTCGCACCTGTGCCTAAATAGCGTGTAACGGCTAACGGCAAATCTAACGATTCGGATAACGACTTTAGCGTCAATTGTAAATCATTTCCTGATTGATACATTCTTGTCACAATACCTTTAAACCATGTTGTGACAACACCTGATGGCGATACTAATTGTAATGTACATTCACGACCATCAAATGCGTAATCGATTAGGTAATTTAACTTACCGTCAATATTGGTCAAAATCATCTCACCAATGGACGGTTGGTTCATAGCTTTGATGATACCACCATCGTTCCCTGAAATGACCACACGAGCAGGCTGACGCATTCTAGGTTGGTAATATCGACCTGTCGTTGCGTCTTTGTAGCCTTTATCGCTGAAATATAACATCACGGGGTTATTGGAAGCATCTAGCGCATTGATAGTTGCTATCCAATCCCCTTGTAACTGACTAACCCCAAATTGTTGTGTCATGCGTAAGCCGCTTCCTTAGATGTTTGTTTGATTGATTCAAGTGACATATTTTGTGAATGTGCCTGTTCAATTAATTGTTTGAAACCTTCTTGAAGAATATCATTTTGAGCTTTCAATATTTTATTCTGAAGTTTCATTTCTACAATTTCTTCTTCACATTTTTTCTCATACGAATCGTTATTTGCAGCTTGAGTTTTAACTACGGCTCTCACACCAAGACCAGAACTTGTTTGGGTCAATGGCATGATAGCTTCAGAACCTGCTTCGCCCATCATACCGATGTTAAAGGTAGTTGGTTTCGATACAATACCGTTAGTGAATGCACCACCGTCAGCAAACATTCGCATCGTACCACCGCCCATATTGTATCCCGTCAACGTATAATAATTTTGAGCTGTGGACTTAGCAGTTTTTAATGCTTCATTGTAATAACCAAGTGCTTTTTTGTATTCATCAGTAGCAGAAGTTTTCTTAGACCCTTGCTTAGAACCAGTTTCATACGCTGATGTATTCACCATATCGATTTCTCTTTCTAAATCTTGATAAGGTGTAATTTCCATATCGATTTGTTTATCATGTGTGGCATTGTAACCAAGTACCCAACTTAAATTTTTATTGTAAGTGCTATTTGGGTCATTGAACACATTATACATTTTAGCACCAATATCAATAGCTGATTTTTCAGTTGTTTTATAAGCACCAGTATCTTGCCACTTTTGAACATCACTTGCTTTTGAAACTGACGATAAGTAATCCTCGATACCCATATTACTTAGACCGATATAGTTTTTCTTATTACGAGTTTCATTTTTAGCTGGAATGTAGGCTTCAATTTTGGCATTGCCTGTTGAGAATAAATCAATAGCATTTTGAACTTCGCCAGCTTTTGTAAGCATTGAATCAAAACCTGTAATCATGTTCAACACTTCCGTGACAGCAGTTTTAATTGCTGTAGTTAACGCATCAATAGTCGATGTGCTAATAGCAGGTATTTGGATATTGAATACAATTTTATCTGCTGCCATGTCTTTGACATTTTCAACTTTACCAAGAGCTTCATTGGATAAATTATCAATGTTGACAGCTAGTCCAACTTTGATATTTTTAATCGCTTTTGTTAAATTTGCAATTTCAGTATTCAAATCAGAACTTGCGCCAGATTTAACTTGTAAGCCAACATCGGCATAAAGGTCATTTATGTCAGAAACCTCTTTAGCAAGGTCAGCTTCAGAACTTGACGATACGTCGAAGTTCTCAATCGTTGCATTGACGCTTGCAGATAAATCACCAAATCGTTTCAACTTGGCATTAAGCGCAGCCACATTCGCGTCACTTGGATTTAAGACGACGTTGTTAATATCTGCTTGAATGCCAGTCAATGCTAATTTCAAACTACTTATCGCAGCTGTTTTTGATTCAGGTGATATTTTAGCCGTAGCCACAGCTTCAACAGAGCTAAACGCTCTTTCTAATGAATCGATAGCTATATTCTGACTGTCAGCATTGATACTACTTTCAACAAGTGATTTAACTGTGCCAAAGGTACTTGTCATTTCTTTTGATGCCGCTAATTTTGTCTTAGGGTCAACATTAGAAGTAATCAATACATCAACAGCGCTGAATGCTTTTTCAAGCGCATGGAGAGCCTTAGCTTGGCTTTCAGGTGCAATTTCAACTGTAATCAAGTCAGTCATTTTTCCAAATGCTGTTTTTAATTCTGATACCACCGATGCTTTAGCACCATCATCCAAATCGCTTATGATAGTAGCTTTAACAGCGCTAAATCCACGTTCCAATGCAATTAACGCTGCGTCTTGTGTTTTTTCATTTATGTCAGGATTTACTGATGCTATCACACTTGAGAACGCACTTGTTAATGTGCTGAATGTTGATTTAATTGTAGCTGGACTTGCTTTCGAATTGATAGTAGCTTCAATCGAGCCAAATGCAGTGTCAATTGCTTTTTCAGCTTTTGCTTGCAACACTGGGTTAACCATAGGTGCAATATCAGCTGTGATTGTTTTGAATGCTACTTTTAATGTATTACTAGCTTCAGTTAAAGCACTGCCATTTAGATTCGCATTCACTATTGCAGGAATCGCTGCAAAAGCTTTATTGAGTCTAGTCAAAACATCAGCTTTTTTAGATTCACTCAATGTACTTTCGATAGTTGCTTGAATATGGTCAAAGGCTGAGTGCATAGTACGCACAACTTCAGACTGTGATGCTGTTGACAATGTTGTGAATACTTTAGAATCAATCACAGCAAAAGTTTTTGTCAAACTATCTCTTAATTTTGTAGTAGTTGCTGGATTATCGGCAATAGTGATTCTTCCGATAAACGCACTGAATCTTTCACGGAGTGTTACCATCATTTCAACTAAACTTGAACCGCTTGCGGTAACAGGTACTCTATATGAACCTTGTGCAAGAAAGTCTTTAATACTTTGAGAAACACTACGCAATGAACTATCGGTAACATTTAATCCAGTTATCTTAGCGCTCAAACCTGTCAATTTATCGACACTTTGTTGTAAACGTGCAATTAAATCTTTGTCATTTGGATTCACTTTTAAATCTTTAACAATACCTAAGACTTCAGCTTGCAATGTATCAAATGTATCTAAATCAGCTTGTAATTGAGCAATATTTTCAGGAGTTGGTGTTGCTCTCACATTCTTGATTTCAAAGCGTAATGCTGAGAATGCTGTGGTCAACGCATTTAAAGTTTCTTCTTGTTTAGTAGTATCAATCCCAACACTAACTATGGCATCAATCGTTGTAACAAGACCTGTATCAGAACCAATAGCTTGAATAAATTTATTTAAGAATGCCGCATCACTAGCTGATGCACCTTCTACCATTTTTGTTGTTTCCAGCATTACGGATGCTTTTGCATCAACTGCCAATTTACTTTGAGTCACAGAACCTAAATTAGCTATCGATGCTGCTAAGTTATCAATAACTTTTGTAGTCGCATCTTCAATACCAGCAAATGTAGGTTTAGTATAAATGCCTACTTTAATCAATTTTAACTCAGCAAGCATGGCTTGTTGAACATCGAGCGCTTCAGGTAAAGAAGTCACCTTATCGATAACTTGCTGTTGTAAATCAACACCTGCTTTACTAGAGCCATAGAAGTTTTTAATTGCTCCTAAGTACGCATCAGCAACACTTGTGATTTTAGATTGTGCTATTTCTTGGTCAGCAGTTGATATAGGATTTGTGATACGCAACATTGTTTTTGAATATTGCATAGCCGCTGCATCCAACTGTGACTTAGTTGAGCCAAGTGATGTGATTTTAAGACCTGTCGCCCAATCAGATAATGATTTCTTAAACGTAGTCGCAGTATCATTTGCCGCTTTTGATGCGTTATCCATAGCATTTTTTAAATCTGATGCTGCACCCATTAAGGTAACTAATGTTGCATCGAGTGGGTTATTACGGAATGCTTTAGTTGCTTCATCGAGTGTTTTGAATGTAGTTGATTTCAAGATAGTATCAACGCGAGCTTGCGCTACGTCAATTTTCATTTGAGCATATTCGCTAGATGTCATTGCATATTTCTTAGCTTTATCAACAGCAGTAGCGGCTTTATCGATACCACCTAGCGCATCAACAAAGGCTTGTGCCCGCGCTCCAAAATCATCCTTGCCTGCAAAAATATTACTAAGTTTTTGGCTCGCGTTGATAAACATTTCAAAGACAAGACCCATTGAATTTTGAACTTCTTGGGTTGCTTTTTGTAATTGCAGTGCTTTATCGGCATCATACGCTAATTGTGCTTTTTGAATATCTTTATTGGCAGAAGCAATACCCGCTTTATCTTTATTCTGAGTTGCAACAATCAATGCGTTATTGGCGGCATCAAGCGCTTTCTTAGTATCAGTCGTGTATTTATCAGCAACCGCATTGATAGTAGTCAACGCATAAGTTAAATCACCTGTACCTATCACACCATAGTCTTGAGCTGTTCCAGCAACTGACATACCACCTTGTTTAAATGCGGCTATTAAGTCAGGTAACGATGAGCGTGAAATTTCTTTGTTAGCAGCATCTTTACCCATTAATTTTTGAGTTGTTAAAAACGCATTTGTTGTATTATCGATTTTTTGCATCAAATCAGTCTGCGCTTTACTAACCACATCAGTTGGTGAATATTTACCAGTTATGTCAAGAAGATTTCTGTTTCTATACTCAGCGGTAAATGCTGATGCCAATTGTTTCATACCCGCAACATTAGCCGCATACGCATCTTTGTCAGCTGACGTATAGGTCATCACCCAAGGCTGATTTACAAATTCTTTTGGTAATGTTTTTAATGCAGCAGTGACAGCTTTCACACTTCCGTAGTTTAAAGTTTCAATAGTTGTCAATTGCTTTTCAGTCAACCTTGGTAAAGTATCAAAGAATTTTTGGAATAATGGTAAATTACTTTCAACTGGGTTTAAGTTTGTAGTATCACGGACGTATGACTTATTACCATAAACATCGTTTTTACCATAAGTTAAAATACCTTTAGTTGTATCCATACCCAATTTATCAACAGTTGTTGGGTATTTTGTCAAACTTGCTGGCGCTTCAGTGATACCGCCTGCTTGTAGTTTATCGTAAATTTTATTAATTTCAGTACCACTTCTCACAAATATGTTATGCGCAACATCCGCAAGCGAACTTGTGTATTGCAGTGCTTGCGCAATTGACATTTTATATGCGTTAACAATAGTATTTACAATACCTGCTGTTTGCGAAATATCTTGTTGAGATGTTGTCGATTTGCCAGTTGTTGTCGCATTAGCAGCATCACCAATAACAGCTGTATTTATTTTCTTCTTGGCAAGAATATCCATCACAATGCCAAGTTTTATAAACTGCTCGTTAATGGCAGACAAGCCGACTGTCGAATCACTAATGGCTTTAAATGTTTCATCCGCCATTTGCTGAACAGTCTTTTTACTTTTGACCATATCACCAAGTCTTTTTTGAATAAACTCTAAAACACCGATAGGTGATTCAGTTGCCATTTTTTGTAGAATGGTGGTTGTTTCAATTGCTTGGGTTTTAGTATTTGTAATCTGTTTACTTTCAGTTAAAGCTAGTATCACAGATGTTGTATATTCTTTTGGTAAATTTTTAATAAATACAGATAGCCAGCCGCCAACTTGTCTACCAGCTTCAGTGTTCGTTTTCTGCAAATTAGTCACAACACTATTGAAAAGCCAGTTGGTCATTTTCATAGCATCAAAGCTACTTGATTCGACACGTTTCATCGTAGCGCCAATATTTCTAAAGATACCTCTTGTATAATCTTCACTATTACCAAGCGCTTTATCAACAGTGCCGACAACATTACCAATCGACTGTAACGTGTTACCAACTCGCGTAACAAATTCTTTTTCTTGCTTTGTGATGGCGTAATCCAAACCTTGCGTTCTGCCATAATAAACATCACCCATATTTGTTGACATCGCAAGAACACGATTTTCTTTGCTAACTTTATTAACAGTCGGTGCTTGAACGTCTGCGTATTTAGATTTGCCATTTTCACCAATGGCATTCATACCTTTAGATATGATAATACCGAAATCAATTTTCTTTTGATGTTCAAAAAGACTACCAATTAATTTACCAATCATATCGCCAATAATGATACCAAGTAGCGTGCCGATTCCCGGAAGTAAAATTGTCCCAATAATTGCGCCAGCCATCATTCCTACCATACGAGAAATATTCATAGGCGTGAAACCATCTTTGATGACACTCATAGTCGTACTAATCACAGATGCTGCTGCGGCAATTCCTAGTAATACAGGATTCATCGACGCAATAGTTGACCCCATTGTTGCAATACTTGCTGCAAATGCGACATTACCGAGAGCATCGATGACACCAATTGTTTTACCCATAACGCCATCTAACTTATCCCAACTAGTTGCCAAAGAGTACGCTTCAATACCTAGTGACGCGACAAATCCGATTGTTGAAAGTAATGAGCTAGATAAACCTTTTGATGCTTTTGCAGCACCATCAATAGCTGTTTTAGTAGATTCAAATGTAGGTGTGATTGCATTACCGATAGCATTGCTTAAATTAGTTGACGCATTTGTACCTAATGCTGCACCAGTTCCAGCAACACCCGCAGCCGATGTTCCCGTTGTAATAGCATTAAAAGTAGCAGGCGTTATCGCACTGCTAACTGCCGTATTTAAACTCGCAATAGCAGCGGACGATGCTTGTATTGATAGATTGCTTGCCACAGCAGCACCACTTGTCAAACCTAAGTAGTCGGTCACAGCTGCGTAGCCTGCTTTCACAGTTTCCGTGATTGGCGCAAGGCTTTCTTTAAATGCTGTGTACGCTGATTTAATCGCGCTCATTGTTTCAGGGAAATATGCTTGCAATGTGTCGCCAGCAAATTTAGAAATTGCATCAGATTGTTTATACATCAAACTGAAACCTTTTCCTAAGCCATCGCGCAAATCTTTATTAAACTGAGTTGCTTCCTTACTGTAAATTAAAAAGTCCATATTTGCCACAGACATATCAACTGCTTGCATTGAACTTGCATCAGCAGGTATTCCATTTGGATAGTCTGAAGTCATTGATGTTTGTGACGTATTTAGTTTAGGCTCTGCTTTAGACAGTCCCATATAAGTACCGATAGCGACAGCTCCAGCAAGTGCTGTCAAACTACCGCCCATTGAGAATCCTTCGCCACTCAATCCTGAAAATAATTGTTTAACAATACCTTGAGCAATGAAATCCATAGCTGCACCAATCATTCGATTGAGCATTGATTTGAACATGTCACCAAGTGCTTGTGTCGCAGTTTTACCTTGTACCAACATGTCGGTAAACATAGTCGATAATGATTGCGACAAGTTATCAACACCAAGACCTGCTTTTTCGATAAAGCCAAGCATTTCTTTTTGGTCTTGTAACTGAATAATATTTTGACCAGCTTTTGAATCAGCTGTCACACCTTTTGTTTTTAGAAGGTTTGCTGTTTCTACAGCTTTAGCTCCTTTTAATAAAAGTTCTAGTTGTTTCTCATTAGCAAGTGTCAAATCATCTTCAACAGTTGCTTGTGATTTTAAAAGTCCCATCAATGCAGATTGTTCAGATGAAATTTTAGTTTTTAGCAACGCTACTTTTTCATTGGCATCGAGAATATCTCTTTCGTACTCAAGTAATATTCTTTCATTCTCAGGACGTTTTAAATCTCTAATGTTTTTTTGTTGCTGAACCATGTCGGCTAACAATGCTTCTTGTTCACTTAATGATGACGTATCTGAAAGCATCATTCCTTGAATTGGTGCAATGGCAAAACCACCTTTGTTTTTAGCTAACGCTGCGAGTTCAACTTCATTTTGTAATTTTGCTTTAGCATTGATTAAAACCATTTGCGCTTCATAGGTACGTTTTTCCGCAGCTAGTTTGGCATCAAGACCCTTTATGTATCGGTCACTGGCTTCTTTTTCTATTGACTCTTGGTCATTAATTAAACTTCTTAATGTCGCTAGGCGTTTTTTGCCTAATTCAAAATCAGCTTGTTCTTCTTTGGTTTTAATAATACCCGCTTTTGACGATAGCTCAGTCATCAAGGTGTATTCTTCAGTCAGCAATTTAGCAAGTGCTTCAGATTGACCTGAGAAGTCAGGTACAAGTGCTTCTTTAGTAACTTTCTTATATTCACCAGCAAGACTTTGAATTTGAGCGATTACTTCAGGTGCAAGTTTACCTTCTTTGCCAGCGGCATATTGTTGGTAGTATTGTAATACTTGCGGAATGTAATTTTTAGTTTCAGCTGGCACACGCGATAAATCATTACCGACTTTTGCAAAATTCCCAGTACCGAAATTGTAACCAGCAAGTGCTTTTTTAACATCACCGCCAAAAGTATTTAATACTTCAGATAATATTTTTACACCAGCACGAATATTCTGTTCGATATTTTTAGGGTCGGTAATACCATACGCATCAAAATTAGATGGCTTAATTTGCATTAAACCAGTTGCACCAGATTTATTATGAGCGTTTACTTTCCATTGTGATTCTTGCTCAATCACAGCTTTAACTAAATTAGTGTCAACTTTAAACTTAGCCGCATAAGTATCAATATACCCAAGAACCTCTTTTGTCGTTGTTGCAACGCGAGGTGTCACAGTTTTAGCATCGATTTCTTGAACAGCTAAATCATAAGATTCGACCATTGCTTTTTTGAAACCGATATTATATTTTTTGTACATCGATTCCATCATTTTATTTTGTGATTCGACGTACTGTAAATTTGATTCTTGAAGTCTTGGTAGAGTTTCTTTGAAGTTTTCTAGTTCTCTTTGTAGCTGTGCGCTTTTTTCTTCCATTTTTTGTAAGTCAAAGGCTTTGCCTGCATCAGCAGCAACGCTTGCCATACCTTCCTGTAACGCAACTCCGCGCATGTAATTAGAGCTATTTTTAGAACCAAGGTCATTTAAATTACCTTCTCTAACTATTCTCAAAATGTCAGCTACTTTAAAATTACTTTCACCAGTAGTTGTGCGAATTTTACTTTCATATTTTTTAGCAAATTCATCCTGTGCTTTTGAAATAGCTTCTTCACGAGCAGGCATTGCCTTTTGATACAACTTGTAAGTTTCTTCTTCGATTGCTAAAATTTTTGCATTTGTTGCAACTTGTTGGTTAAGAATTCTTTGACCTTCAAGTAATTTTTGTTCGTAAGTACCTTGATATTTATTTAACTGGTCAAGCAAACCGATTGCTTCAAGTTGTTTTTCAACTTTCGCCATTTCATTTTTGGCATCAACGTCAGCTTTGTTTTTATCATATTCACTTTTTAATCCAGCTACATTATTGTTAGTTTCACCAGACATTGCTCTAGCCATTAGTTGTGGCATTGAGTGAAAACCAAACCCATAATCGCTAAAAACACTTTTACTTTTTTGCATTTCATTAAATTTTTCTTGAACAAAAGTGATTGTGTTTTTCAATCCTTCAAATTCAGCAGAAATTAATTTAAATGTTTTAACAATTGGATTTTCGGATTCATCAAATGTTTTCCAAAGCGCTTCCCAACTTGCATTAATACCTGTGATAGCATCGGTGTTAGTATTTTTAAATGTATAAATAGCAGTACCAAGACTTGCAACTAATCCAATAATCATCATTATCGGATTACGCGATAACGCCATATTCCAAAGATTTACAAGTAGTGTGCTGCCTATCACAGCAGTTGAAAATACACCAATGCCAGCACCAAGTGATATTACAACAGAACCGAGTGTGTCAAAATTATCAGCAAGTTTTCTAGCTAACTCGGCAAAGTCTTTACTGACACCACTAGATTCATTTAGTTTACCTAGATATCTAGTAAACGCATTTTCGATAATTGCAAAACTTTGACCAAAGGTTACTTCAACATCTTTTGATAAAGCATTCAACTCATCTTTGGCACGAAGTAATGCTTCGGCATAAACAGCTGAGTACATTTTTCCTTGAAGCATCAATTCACGACCTTGTGGCAAACTCATCACAAGACCTTTATGTGCTTCAACATATTTTTCTAAAGCCGCACTTCCGCGTTCAAGTCCTTCTTCGTTCATCCCTTTAAGCGCTGCTTTTGCTTCGTTGTAATGCTTGATTGCCACTTGCATCACAATTGGGATACCATCGTTGATAGACTTAAATTCTTGACCACGAACAACAACACCACCAAGTGCTTGCTCTAACTGCAATAATGCACCACGAGCATTTTGCGTATTTAAACCCATAATCATCAAGGCTTGACCAAGTTCTTTGGTCAAAGTCATTGCCTTATCGTTACCCATACCCATTGCTTCAACAGCTCGTGACATACGACTAAACAATGTCGCAGTACCTTCAAGCGATGTGCGGGTATCTTGTGATATTTTAAATACTTCATCGACTTTCATTTCGACAAGCATTTTTCGCTGTTCGGCATTTAATATTTCGGTTGCGCCAGTCACACGCTCTAAGCCATCTACCATTTGGTGCATAGCAACTTTTACCATTGATACAAAGTGCATCCAATGGTCAGCATATTCTAATAATTGTCTTGCTGATAAATAAACACCTAGTTGCATCAATACATTAGTCACCATACCCATTGTATTGTGTACCATACCCATTGCTGTATTTAAACCAGAATGTGCTTTGGTGTATTCTTGTAGTATTGAAATATCTTCACGCGATGTCACAAAGGCTTTACCTTGTGATAGCATTTGACCACGTTCTTCACGCTGTCTTTTCATATCAGCGTAATGCGCATTGTCTTGTATTTGTTGGATTTCAGCTTCTTTGATAATGTCTGCTTTTCTAAGTTCAAACATTTCTTTTTCGTTAGCAACACGATGTGCCATTGCAGCTTCAAAGCCGCGTGCTTCAGCTTCAGCTGCTAGTTGAATATTTCGTAGGATTGATTCTGTGACAATTTTATTTTCATTGATTTGAGCGTTGCCTATTTTTACAGCAGCATCAATTTTATAGCGTTCTTCAATAGTAGTGGATTCGTTAATCATTGACAGCATTCTTGATATTGAACCTTGTTGCAATGTTTCAATTCTATGAATGGCATTTTCACGAGTAGCAATGTCTTTTGCTGTCACAGCTGCATTTAATTTTTCTTGTTGCGACGCCATCATTTGCTGATACTTTTCAATCTTAGCAAGTTCGACAATAGTTTGGTCAGCAATTGCGCCTGTTGCCATTTGTGGAGGTATCGCAACGTAATTCTGTGGCTCTTTATATTTCGCGTAACCTTGAGCCGTCATTCCTGCATTTTGCATAAGGAACTCGGCTTCTGACATTGATTTACGAGCTTGGAACAACTCATTGTACATTTTAGTCATTTCTGACACTTTGGTACGTTCTGCGTTTAATTCAGCATTCCGATAAAATTCTTGTAACGCTGCTTTTTCAGCAAGCATTCGTTTTTCGTGTTCAACAAGTGTGTTGTCAACAGCAAACAACGCATCATACATACGAGTCATTTCGGAAACACGCATTCTTTCAGCATTCAAATCAGCTTGTCGATTAAAGTTACGCAAAGATTCTTCTTCACTTAATCTACGCTGTTCCATTTCAAGTAACATTGAATTCAATTCACTACGTTCTTTACGAACATTTGCTAATCGTTCTGCATCTTTTTGAGCAGCTGATTGTTTAGCAGATTGTTCTGCTAATAATTCCTTTTCTTGCGCATCAAGTAGCTTTTCAAATTCAGCAATACGCTCACCCATCATAAACTTATCACGATTAGCGTCAGCCTGACGATAAAAATCCCGTAACTCATTTTGTTTTGTACCAAGTCTTTCTTCAGATTCCATCACAAGTTTGAAGCGTTCATCAAGTGCTTTCTTCTCAGCTTCTTTTAAAACAGCTGCTCCATTAGGAACAAGGTTCTGACTTGTAGTACCACCAGTAGTACCAGTGCTTTGCAAACCACCGTAGGAATAATCACCACGTTTAAATACTTCAGATTGGTCAGGATATGCTGCCATAGATAAACCAGCTGGCATACCGTTGTATGTTCCACCAATCGCACGTCCACCAGACCCAGTTACACCTGCGCCCAAATTAACAAACGATTTTTCTTTTTGCTCTAGTACCGCAAGTGCTTCAGTACGTTTATTTGTTTCAGCTACTATAACTGCTGTTTTTTCTTGCTCGACTGATTTAACAATATCAACAGTTTCTCTACGCGCAGTGGCTTCTGCTTTCAAGCCGCTTTCAATTGCTTTAGTTGCTTCGTTTGTTGAATTGATTATCACATCAAGCGACAACTGTGCTGAAGATGCAATTTCTTTATTTGTGGCTTTTGCATTATCTGTGATAGCTTTTGAAGACTTAGTTAATGCTGAATCTAATTGACTTTGCATTGACTCAATATTACGCAATGTTTCTGTCACGGAAGATTGAATATTGGCAAAATTGGATGTTATTTGTTTGTAGGCTTTATCGACATCCGTGAGCATTCTTGTCACAGAATCAGTGGTTGCTGCATTTAATGTGGCGCGTAATTGGTCAGCTGCGGTTGTTGCGGCTTGCTGTGTTTTTTCATTTACCTTTTCAACACTTGCGGAGTCAAGTGTTAATTCGACAGGAACTGAGTGCTTACTAATAGCTCGTAATGACGCTTCAACTTGTTCATCGCTTGCGATGATGTTAACGCCAACATTAACAGTTTTATTTGAAAGTTTTGTAGACAGTTCAGTTTCAGTCACATTCAGATTGACATTCTTCTGAATTGTACCTTCGCTTAATGTTTTTATTTGTTCTTTGGCAGCAGTCGTGTCAGCTTGTACTTTGACAGACGGTTTTTGTTTATTGATATGCTCATTAAGTTCAGCTGCGTGTTTAATCGCAGCTTCACTATCTAAATCAACATTAATCTTTACACCAATCTCACCATCTATCATTTCTTAGTTTCCTTTTCTTGAGCCTTAGCTGCGAAGTCCATATAGATACCGTCGAGCCGTTTAATAACTAATACTTCAAAAGGGGAAATAGGTTTTTGCATCAACATTGACCAAGCGAGAATTTCACTATAGGCTAAGGGTGATGTCCCCATACCATTGTTTTGTCTGCCCGAATTCAGTTGTAGAAACCAATCCCATAAGTAACGAACCATATCGCTAACCTCGATACTTTTTAGTTGCTCAGGGATTGATTTTGTGTGTTTAGCGACTTTTTCCAAATGCTCTCTAAGTGTGCATCCGTCGCTTTGTTTCTCAGAAAGGGTTAGTTCTTTTTCTGCGAAATCAAATAAATCTGAAATCAGGCTGCTGTAAAATTTTTGATTTCATCACTAGCATCGTTTACTTGCTTTCTCAATTCAGGATTGATTGTGCAAAGTTCGATTGCTTTTTCAGGTGAGTAGTCAATGTCAATACCAGACCAGCCGATGATACGCTTTGCTGTTAGTTCGACAGAAAATTGGACATCGTCTCTTGCTTTACGAATTTCGATTTCTTTACCTTTACGCTCACTTAATTTATCTGAACGACGTTGCGCATCGGCATTTTCCAAAACAGCATCAGTGATGATGTTGCTATGGCTGCCAATTACTTTAACTTTAAATTCAGTTTCTTTTTGTGTGTTTGGGTCAATGTACGCAAATTCAAAAGGTTTGTCAGCGGTAGACACTAAGTCCATGTCTTTGAATGATAAAACTGCCATAAATAATTTCCTGCTTGGTTAGTTAATACGAATCACGATTGTTTCATACTCGTAAAGACTTGTCAAACAGTAATATATAAGGGGATGGCGGGAGAGAGTTCCCCCGCCAATAAACTCAGATTAAGCGTTTGAGTCGTGAACTTGAATCGTAGTTGCTTCAAATCCGTTTGTGCCTTTACCAAGAATCGCAGTAAATGGTGCTGATAATGACAAGCCTTTTTCACCGTCATCTTTTGTTGCGCCAGTTAATTTGATGCGTGGCATTGTCACAGTAAATGTTGAAGAACCTGCTGAATCGGTACTACCTGCACCAGTAGTCAATACTAATACAATAAAGCCTTCAGATTCATTGAGGAACTTATCACGAAGAACAGTGTTTTCGAAATACGCAGTTAAGTTACCAGATACGTCGATAGCGCCAACAAATACATCAGGAGTTACATCTGAGCCAACGCAATCACCTTTTGTACCATTACCGTTAATAGTAATGTCAAATGCCGTGATTAAGCCAGATTCGATAACGTCATCAATGTAAATCGCACCAACAGCTGATGAGAATACTGAATCTGTACCAATTGCTTGTGCGCCAGCTGCTAATACTGATGTCGTACCTGAAGTCATGTTTTGACCCATGAACGAAATATCAGCAGTAACCAAACCAGATGCAGGTGCTTTAATTGCTAACTGAGTTGCACGGCAACCTTTGAATACTTCAGATACAGCAATATCACTAAACCAATGTTCAACACTGAATGAATCATTAGTGTGACCTGTTGTTGGAATAAATGTATTTTTACCAACAGTTGCAAATGTCACAGCTGAAGATGCTGTGCCAGCAGCAGTACCATAACCAGCCGCACCCACCCACAAATCAACACCGTTAGCAATACGAACATCAATAACAGTTGAGCTAACAACGCGCAATACGACTAAATGGCGATTCAAACCACCAGCAGCTAATGATAACCAACCACCAGTAGCAGCAGTAGCTTTGATAACTGAACCAACTTTAACATTGGCAAAAGTACCAGTTGTTGCAGTTAATCTTGCACCAACAGCAGTTTCTAATGATGGTGTCACAGCAGTTGGGAATGTTGCAGCAGGTGTGCTAAAGTTTCTACGCAAAACAGCTGCAATAAAATCAGAATATGAATTACTTGATAATTCACCACTAATTGAACCGTCAACAGATTTACCACCGTGTCTGAAATCAGCACGTTGCATATCAGTACGAATTTCATTTGATTTGAAAGTTGCTTTTTTCAATTCAATGTTAGAAGTAACACGACGTGCAATTTTTGGAGTTGAGCCAGTTAAACTCAATGTTACCGCTACACCAGTTGCGATAGCTTGTGGTAAAGGTGGTACAAATGTAATTTCAGTTGTAGTTGTTGCATTGTTAGTAATACCTGTAACTGTAAATACTTGTGTAAGACCGGCTAATGTAAATTGCTGACCTAATGCGTAAATACCTGTCACAGCTGTTAGTAAAGTATTGTTATCACCAGCCATATTAGAACCACTAGTAGAACCAGCGGCACTTGGAACAGTGATGGTGTCAACAGCAGTTGAAGTTACTAGTGTAGCAATTGCATTATTTGCAGCAGCGACAGCAGCATTATTTAATGTTAAAGCAGTTGTCACGCCAGTTGCACTGTGTGTTGCCGCAGTTACTTTGAATGATTCACCATTGATTTTAATAACTTGACCAACAAGAAATGTTCCAGTTGTACCAGCTGCTAAAATCGCAGTTGCTACAGCTGCCGCAGTTGCAGCTGCCGCATAAGTAACACCGCCTGTAATGGTCGCAGGTGAGAGTAAGCCTTCACCAGATACTCGCGTACCTAGTACACCGAAAGTAGATTCTTTCGCGTAAGCCACCTGCTTAAATATACCAGTTGCTATAGTCATTTCGTTAATTCCTTAATTAAGAAAGTTAGAATAAAAATATACCTTCACAGTTACCACGAATCTATCACCATTGGTATAGTTCGAGGTTTCAGGTGTGGCGTATATTACCACGTTAATTCCATTTTTAGTTAAAACAGTTCCTCGCTTGAATTTATTTCTCACGAGGTCTGCTCTGCGTAATGCGTCACCAGTACCTTTACCTCTTGGATAAAGTAAGTCAACTTGAAGATAACCTTCTTCTCTGTGCTGAATATCACCTATTGTTGAGTTGACAGGTTTAGTGGATGTGATGGTTACATATTGAAACGGAACATCAACTTTTGGTGTATATGATGTATTTTCAAAAACCGTATCGATTGCCGGTGTCATTGTCAACAATGCTGACTCTAAAGCTGATTTAATGTTAATTAAACTACTCATTGTTTATATTCCATAATAGCTTTTCGTAATCCTTGTGTCATTGCTGCATCAATATCAGAAGCAGTAATGTTATCACCAAGTACAGCATCAGGTGACGTTGCTGTTGGTGAAGGCATTACATACGCCCATGTCGCACCACCATTACCATGACCATCCCATTTTTCAACAGCTTCAGCATAATATTTTTGAGGATTTCTTGAATTCGGTTTACTTCTAGCGTTGTTATAAATTATATACCGCTTTGGCTTAACGCCATCTAATCCATGATTTGTTTGTAATCTTGCAACTTCTGCTAATGCGCCAGAACCTGATGCGTCAGCTTCTCTTTGAAGATTTAAATCAAAACTAAATGTAGTTACATTCCAGTTATTTTTATAACCGCCAGCAGGTCTATGTGATGGTAATTCGGGCATAAAATCATTTTTACCACCTCTCCAAAACTCAGGATGTCGAATAGGTGACATCTGTATCAAATAGGTTGTCAAATCAGCAACACCGTATCTAACAGCACGATGCCCAATGCGCTCGGCTTTATTTATTTGAGCCTTTAAAAATTCTTCAAGGTTCATGTCACACCTCGTACTTGAACCTCGTACAGAACGACAACTGATGCCGGTTTAATAATTTTCACATCGATGACTGAAAATTTATCAGTACCAACAGTTATGGTGTCATTTGGTAAAATTGCAGATACCCCGACTGGACTAACTAATAACTTTCTATCTGAGAATTTGATTGAACCTGAACTTTTCTCATTGTCTGTAAACGTATCGACAACTGCCACAGTCGATACAGTTACTTCAGTTTCGCTATAGCCGCCAGTATTGGCATCATATTGACCTGTCGATTTAGAGGTAATCGTAACGGCTTGCCCAAACTCCGCAAGCAAATTATCCGCAGTTATGAGCAAATTTTCGTAGTTCATCGGATTACTCTACCACTACCAGTTGTATTCGATAATAAAGTCTTAGCTAAATTATCAGCCATGATGTATTGTGAAAACTGCTTTCTTGTTTCAGGCTGATTATATGGACGTTCAATAACATCAACTGTTTTAATACTACCGACAGTTCGTTCAGTACGGGTATTGATTTGCAACTCAGTATCGATATTATTTGCAAGTTCAGCCTTAGCTGCAATCACAGCATACTCACAAATAGCTTTGAGCATATTTGGTGGCATCGCTACGTCGCCATCACGAGGGAACGACAATGATTGTGTTTCAGTTAACGGTAAATCTTTTAATTTTGTTGCAAAGCGCATTTCAAAATAGTCAGTTGCTTTGACCAATGCGATTTTTTTCGCATCAGTAAACAAGTCTACCCAAGTCGCATTTCCGCGCAATGTGAAATACTCATTTGCAAACTCTAATGTACATAAAGAATTAGCATCCACTAATCCTGTACCATCTTCAGCAATAAACATGACCATCCTCGCTTAACATTATTTTCAACATATTACAATGTTTTTTATAAATTGTCATTATTAAATAAGAGCTATTTATCGCAATAGCTCTTAATGGTTTAGCCAAACGTCATGCCAATTTCAACATATTGGTTTTTTGAAAACTCAGGAACTTCGGCTATCGTACCGACAACTCCTGTTTCAACATCATAATATTTTTGAACCACAATTGAATCGATTTCTTCTTGTGATAGACCTTGATAAAAATGTGTGCAATTTGGCATTTTGTCTGCCAGTTTTAATGTTGCCATTGTCAACTCCAAAATTGAATTAAAGTTTCTGTGTATGTACCACTACCTGTATTTTGTTGCCAGCTTGCAGGTGGAGCTGAGAGAATACGCGCTAAATTGAATCCTGTAAATAAGACGGACGTATAATCAAAAATAAGCGTTTTCGCAGACGGGTTAGCAATGAGCATTGTGTTCATTCCCGAACCATAATTAAACATATCTGTGAATCTTGAATCGCTAATGGTTATTAACTTCACAGAACCTATTGTGGACGTAATTGCGAACACATCTCTAAAGTCTTTGATTGACACCACTCTACTAGCCGATATGAATGATGTTTTAAATAGTTCAGTATCTATGTAAAATTTAAGCGTGTTAATTTTAACTGAACCTGTAAAGCTAAAGAGCAGTCTGTCAATAGGTACGTTAAGTGACGCAAAAGTGACATTAGCCATGCTAACTGTCTGCATACCATAAAAATTACTTCTAAGTATCGCCATTGACGGGTTGTCGCCAAAAACATAATCGTATTTTTTAAAAGTTACAATTTTACCAAGTGGTACTGACGATGTTTTAAATAGTGAGGTGTCCCTATAAAACTTAGCTGTTGTTATTTTCGGCAAACTAATAAGTGACCCAACGTCAAATCTAAGAATACTTTTATTTAACATTGAAATTACTTTAACTGTTGTCAATCCAGCAAATTTATAAACATTTTTTAGATTTGATATTGTTGTGACGCTCACGGGTTTAACAAAAGTAACAAATTCAGGTCTAGCTATACTTCTTGTGATAACGGGAGCAGGTTTAATAAACGAATGGTCAAATCTTAATTTTACTGAGTATTTTGAATATAAACTTCCAGTGGGATTGGTTTTTAATCCGGCAAATTTATAAATTTGTTGAATGCCCGCGCTAACAAGTAACGCGGGTTTCAGTGCCGATATTTCACGAGTAAGCGAACCGATAGCCGCACTGCGACTACCAAATCCGAATTTATAAATTCCCGTGACATCGACTATTGGAATCATGCTGGCATTGCAATTTGACCAAGATTGATTGTACCAGTTGGATTTCCTCCAACTGATAATCCACCATTGACGTTACTGTAGACTTTAAGACCTGTATCAACAGATACATAAATACGCGAACCATCAAAGAATGCAATGCAGTTTGCTGTAGCAAACGCATTAGGTGTGCCTTGGTCAATCATCAACACAGGAGCAGCAAGCACAGTTGTCGCTGTTTTGCCTAAAGAAGATATGAACCAAGCATTAGCAACAGCTGAATTCTGAGGTATCAGCACAAGCGAACCTTGACATTTAAATGCAGCCATAGCTCGGTTTGCAGTTAGTGCCGATGCAGTACCAACTGACGTTGCACCAATTAACACACCTGTTCTTGGATTAAACTGAGTCTGATAAATTGTACTTGATGTCACAGCTTGCCAAGAAATAGCATTGTTGCCATCTAACATTTGAACATTGACGTTACTAGGAATACCGCCTGTTGCAACTGTTGTTATCAATGTGGGTGTTGTGCCATTAAAAGGAATTTTAATAATTCTAAAATTGACTGCTGCAACTGGAATTGGACTAGCTAAGAAATTACCTTCAAAATCCGCCTCAATATCACGAACAATTTGAGATTCTGATGCAGGTAAAGCAGGACTTGTTACCGTTGCAGGTGATGCTGCGGTTATTGCAGTCACAGTTCCTGTTGATGCTTGTGCAATATATCTAGCAAAAATCGGAGTATTCGATGCTGCGAAAGGTGCGCAAACAACTGTACCGCCATTGATACCAATAGCACTATAACCAGCACCAGCTGCTATGGTTGCAACAGTTTCATCAGCTGTATCGATACGAGTTAGAGCCGTTGCCGCTGTACTAGATGTCGCATAAACAAAGCGTTCACCATCAAATTCAATATCGGTGTAACCACCACCTGAAGCAACGGTATTTGCGGTTTTAGTATCAAGTCTAAATCTCACAATTGAGCCACCACCAGCTAAAATTGCGTAAATCGAAACACCTGTGTAACAAACAGCTTCGGGTCTACCGCCAAACGCATATATCTCATTTGTCCATGATGTATTGGCAAACCAAGATGTGTTATCGGTACTTGCTGTTTTATGGTGGCAGTTTAATAACCAATGAGGTCTATCAGTACCAGTGCCAGATGCGTTGCCATCTGTATCACAAGGTATTGTGATTTTATTCATATTTTGACCAATTGGCGCTAATACCTTTAAGCCAAAAATTTGACCATAGTTAGTAATAGTTGTTGCAAAATCAGAAATAGGTTTTATTGGCAATGTCAATCTACGAGTAGAATCCCAACCATTTGACACAAATTTATTACCTAGGTTTCCTAAGTACCAAATAAAAGGATTAACTGTCAATGCTAACCAATTTGGCATAAAGGTTGCGCCATAGTCACCACCCCATGTTTTAGCCGCGTTGATACCAAAATAACCTTGACGGGTTCTTGGCATGCAAATCAATGTGTAATCAGTATTGTTTAACGGTTTACCTGAACCACCTGCGGTTTGTGAACCTAAGCACCACAATGTTGACGACACCCATCCCCAACAAGGATAATTCGCAGTTGTTGTGTCCATCACATCTTCACGCGCAGTTTCAAAAATACCTGCCCACAGTGAAGGCTCGTTATTCACATAAGAGTGAATCATTCCCCATCGCGGTGCAAAATTTACAATGAAATCACAAGAGGTTAAGTTAAATCCAATTGGCGCACTATCCATATAAGTATAGGCTTCGTTGACACCTGTTTTAGATGAAGTCGCTGTTGGTGTAGCTGAATTGTAATTAACAGGGTTATCCCAATATTCAAAGCATGTGATATTAACAATCAATCGTTTTAAATTGTAACGTAATACTGCATTTTTGTAAGTCACACCGTCTTTATTTCGACATCTAAACACTTGTGTGTAAATTGGCGATTGTGTTCCTGAAGTAGCATCTTGACCACCCCAAAATGAATCGAATAATATCCAACCGCTATCAATTTGAGCTGTTACACCTGAAGCTGCTGTGAAGGTCACACCGGATAACGCACCCGCGCTGCCAACAGTCGTATCGGTAATTGCATCCGCAATCGCATTAGCAAAAGTTAAAAATGGCGTTAAATTTGCCGCACCCGATGTAGGGGTAAATTGTGTAGAAATTTGAACAGTGGACTGTCCTATGTATTTAGCTGAGATTGTCATGAGTACACCATAATTAAGTTTAAGTTTTTACCACCAGTTGTTAACAAATCTACCGTCAAATAATCATTTTCAGTTACGGTCAATGGTAATGGTTGTTTGTCTGATTTTTCAGTATCTGGCGGCAATGATATTGACCCTACCATAATACCATTTTTATTGACATTTACAGTTACTTCTTCTTGTGAATTAACACCAATTGATAAATACGCTTCAGTGATAACAATAGTCTTATCAGGAAAAAACTTAACTGTTCCTAGCATTGGAACAAGTGTACCAATCAAATTAAATATTCGTATGTCGCTAGGTTTTGGAATATTTTTCCAAAGATTAGTAGTAGCATCGTATGAAATAATATCATCGTCTTGTGGCGTAGTTATCGCAACATTATGGAGTTCTTCAAGCTCGTAACCATTTTGAACTTTTACTGAAATTGAGCCATTGTTTATTTGCTTACGAGTAACAACACCAAGATAAACTAAATGAGCAGGCGCATGTGGTTTGTCGGTATAGCCATAAATCAATCCGCCAGCAACTGTCGGACTTAGCCAAACTGGGTCGCCTTCTTGCGTTGCGGCATTAGTATTTAAACCACTAAGCAAGCCATCATTTACAACATAGCCTTGCGCATTTTTAGCTAAATCTTGTTCAAGCAATCCTAGTGTTTTACTTGATGTTAACTCAGAATTGGCTTTAGCTAATTTGACTAAAACATTAGCACCTGATGCACCACTAACGTAAACAGCTTGCCCTTTATATATAGTAAAGTCTTCGCCATTTTTCACATATTGGCGAATTTGTGTAGCCGAAATCTCACCGATAATTGAATCACCAACTGGCAATTCGCTTATGATTTCATCTATTAAAATTAACGGTCTTCTTGCAGTCATTTTAAATTTTAATCACAGGTGTGGAAATCGTAATGTACATTTTCGTAGCTGAAATCGCTGTTCCTATTAACTGGATTAATCCTGCTGTTGGAACAGTCGTTGTAATTTGACCAAGGTGTGTCAAATAATATTTGTCACCAATTGTTAAGTTTTGGAAATTTTCAATAAGGCTTCCCGATACACCTATGTCCAGTGTAGCACCAGCAACAGCTGCATTTTTAACAAGACCTATGATTTTTCCGTACAGGGCAGTATCATCAACATCAGCTACAACTATCCCAGTTGCGCCAGCTGCAATAACGGTATGTGTAGCAATACTAGGTATTGACTGAGGTAGCGGTAAGTGCAATATGGCATATTCGCCCGTGTCACCCTTATCGCCTTTTTCACCTTGAAGTCCAGCTGCTGTCACATGGATAATATTTTTTGTGACAGGATTTACTTCGATGATTGTTTTTGCTTTATTTGAAACTTCTATTATATGATTTTCAGTGGCGACATTTATCGCTCCAGCTGAACTGACTGATGCCACAATTGAATTCGATTTTGGTGCTACCTCAATAACAGTTTGTTTTTTGGTAGATAGGTCAATTGAATTCTTTTCTGTTGTGACATTTATTATAGTCATGTTGCTCTTGTGACTTCAGGTACTACTAGCACCTTGTCTTTGTAATCTGCTACAGGCGGAACGATAGTTGAAACAGTTGTGCCGATTGCATACTGAACGTCATAAAAATATGCGCCAGCAGGAATCAACTTAGTCATGCTAGAAGGCACGCATAAATAGGCTATGCCGCCAACAATATCATCATTGACATTATTACCAGCCGTTGAGCTAAATTGCAGCACAGCGTCAATATCAGCGTCATCGAGAGAAGTTTTTAGCGTTATCCAAAATTTATAACCAGTGATGTTCTGTGGACTACCGGCTAAATCAGTTAGGCGTAACTCAAGATTAAACTCGTCGCCTATGCGCATATCATCAATATATTTAGCCACGATAACCTCTTTCTAAAAGACTTCTCACAATGATTCCTAACATTAATCTACTTCGCTGTTATAAACTATTTTTGCAGATACAGTACCTGTTACAGCTGTCACATCCACAATCAAATTGATTGCCGATGCGATAACATAATTTGTAGCACCAGCGGTACTAATTGTCGATAACACTAAATCTTTAGCCGCATCGCCAAAAGGATTGCTGATTACTTTAACTGTCGCAGTACCTGTAATATGAACACAAACGGTACTCAAAGCAGGGCAAAAAAGCTCGCTAGAGCGTGTAGGCGCTGTAACACTTAATTTATCGGTAATTGTAGTTACATCATTAGCTGTAGCTACAGTTGCTGGAAATATAAATGCGGTTTTAAAATTATCGCTCATGGCATTTTACGCGCATCAATTGGATTAACATATCCAAGAATGTCATTAAGACCTAAGCCTGATTCAACAAAGGCTTTTTGGCGTTCTTCTTGCGCTCTGCGGTCTTGGTCTGCCGCTGCAAAGAATATTTGAATACCGCGAGTCAATTTTGAATCATCGTCTTCATGTGCTAATAATTTGCGCAATCCTGCAACTTCAACATGTGCAACTTCCAACTGTTCTTCAATACTGGTTTTTTGAACATTTAGTTCAGAAATAGTGGTTTCCAATGTAGTGATGCGTGTCAATAACTCATCATCGCTAATAACAGGTTGCTCATCAATAACAGATTGTTCAGGTACAGCATCTTGCGATGCTTGAGCTGGTTTTTTCTTAGGCGGCTTATATGTTGCCACATTGCTACGAAGTAAACCGTATGCCACATCGTTAATGTTCTCACGAGTGACTTCAACACCAAGTAAACCTGACACGATGTCAAGACGAGGTAAACCGTCATCAGTCCATAGACCGTCATCTTCAGGTGATAGTGATTTTAAAGTGCTTAATAAATTTTCCATGATTACCTCAAATTTGGAAATGGTGCGCATAAAATATGCGCACCAAAAGAGCAGTTAATTAGGCTTCGCGTGTTACTAAACGAGCAAATGGAATTTGCTTACGTTCTGAATAAACACGTTGCCATGAAGCAGCTGCTGCCAAAGTTGTATCATCAGCACCGCCACTTGGAGTAGTTGAGCCAACCCAACCACAGCCAACAGGTGCAATTGCCCATTCAACACGGTTGTAGAGTTCTTCACGACCACCGCCAGTACCAAGTTCAGGACGACGGATTGTTTCGGTAGGTACTTTTGGAGCGCCAAAGCCTAAGCGAACAGCGCCATCAGCAAATAACCAAGATTCATAAACACCAGTTGCAGGATTTGGCATAGCGTCATCAACAATTACTTCTTTACCCATGAAGTAAGGAATGCTCATTGCGCCTTCAGATGGTTTGATAAATTGAATCAAATCATTTTTAAGCATACGAGCGTAAACGATGCTGTGTACCATAATTGTGTTGATAACATCCATGCTATCGCCCATCGTTGCAGCAGCTTCAATGAATGCTGACGCGCTGAATGTGGTTGTTGATGCGTTATAAGTTGTCGCTGTATTCAAACCGTCTGTTGAGAACGCTAAGTTACGAACTAAGTCATAACGGACGTGTTCTGAAGCAGTTGGAGCTGCGTCATTGTCAGCAAAGATTCCTTTCATTGTTGCAATAAATGTAGCTTGATGCGCACGCGCCCAAACTGATGCAACACGATTAGCAATGCTCATCATTGGGTCAGCACCTGCTAATGCAGCTTCCAAATCGTAGCTTGACCATGCACCATTGCGTGATAAACGGATTTGAGTTTCAACTGCCGCAGTAGTTACCGCTGGAGTTGCTGCTGAAGAAGTTGCTGTTGATACGTTGATTGCCGAAGTTGACAAATCGCGGAATGATGGGATGTTGGTTGTGTAACCGCCACCAGCTAAGAATGAATCCAATAACGGGTCAAGAGTTACCGCACGAGATTGAATTAAGCGTGATTTTTGTTGTGTTAACTGTTGTACATAAGGGTTAAATACCTCTGGTACAATGATATTGTTTAAAGAAGCCATGATTGATTCCTAAGTAAAGATAAGTGTTTAATTTTTTCATAACTAAAATTCCTTTCCCATGATTAGAATTTATAAAAGAAAACGTCAACCATTTGACGCGCTTACCTTAACTTAGCATATCTAGCGTATTTTTGTCAATAAAAAAGCCACCGTTTTACGGGTGGCTTTAGTTGGCGTTGTTGCTTAGTTAAGCGACACACCGTGCATTGCCGCAAGTCGTACTGCTTCGGCTTTATTATTTGTATAAACCTCACCTTGTTTTGTGAGATTTAGCGTAGCCGGATTCCAAGGATTTGTTGCGCCACCATAACTAGTTGATGAGCCGCCCATCGAACCGCCACCTTGAGATTGACCCCACCAGTAAGGATTCAAAGGTTGTCTTTCAGATAACCAAACACTCACATCTAAAAATGGCGTACAGCCAGCATTTTCACGAGTGACTACTTTACCTTCGTCGTTCACAACAAATACTTTTTCAGCCAATAACTGAACATGCTCACGATGCTCAGGAACAATTTTGGCTTTGTTAATTTCGGCTTCAACAGCATCTTTAATTAAACGTGCATTACGTTCAGCTTGATGTTGTTGTAATAGTTTGTCACGGTCAGCTAATTGCTGTTGCAAAGTTTGTTTTTCAGCTTCAAGTGGTCTGACCAAGGCTTTGACACGCGCTTCAGCAACTTCATTAACTTTTGATTCGTCAAAAGTACCAGTGCCAGCAGCTTCAAGTTCAGTCAATTTTGTTAATGATGATTTCAATGTATCAATATCGCCAAGCTCAATGTAAGGACGTAGTGACTCTTTGACAAGACGATGGTCATTACGTTCTTTTGTTAACGAACTTGTTAAGCGTTCAATATCAGCATCGGTTTTTAAACCAACAACGCCCGTTAATTTATATGTGTCACCTTCTTGTGTGTAAAGCACATGGAAGGCTTCAGGAATGGCATCAAGTGATGCTTCAACTGGGTTTAACTTCATGATAATTTCCTAATTGGTTAGTTTATTTAGGTGCGTTATTGTAACCTGTTTTTAGCGTATTAGCTGGATTATCAGGTGGTACATTTTGCGCATCTGGTTGTGGTGGTACTACTTTTGGCTGCATTGCTTCTTTCTGTTTAATTGCCTGCTCGCGTTGGTCAGCAAGTTCTTTTTCAGCAGTTTGCAATTCATTTTCAAATTCAAGTTTAGTAAAGTTTTGAGTTTTAAGCAAGGTATGAATAGACTCATTTGCCAAAGGCGCACCCATAGTTTTAGCTTGCATAAGCTGAACAAAATCTTGACCAGTAAGTTTTAAATTCACGAAATCTAAGTTAGCTTTCACTGAAACTTCTTTTGGGTCACATCCCATCCACTCCGCAGCAATTCTCAAAATACGCTCAAGTCCTGACGCACAAGTTAATGCAACTTCCATCAAATTTGCAGTTTGTGCAGTCATTCGCAATCTTAACGCATCGCCTGATTCTTGAGTTGATTTTGAGTTAAGTAACTGACCTGCTTTTGCTTGTGCGGAAGAACGGTCATTTTCAATTGCCATACGCATTTCAGAAAGACCTGATGATGACACGCCTATGTATTTAGCATCGCCACCTATGTTCACATCAATTTTAGAGCCAGCACCAACACGCACATCTTCATCAGGATTTCCCATGCCGCCAATCACAATTAAAGTTTCTTGACCTTGCATGTAAAGCGTATGTCGATAATCTGCTTCGCCACGATATATCAACATGCACGAATCAACTAAACCTTGCAATGGCATTGCATCCACTTTAGCTAAGTTGTTTTTACTGTTAATAAACACAAACGGTATTTGCTGTAATGTTTCTGACCGAATTGCAGGAATATATCGCTCAGTCATGTTTTCAAGACTTATGGTATCGAAGCCTTGATAAACCGATTGCACATAACCGTAACCGGCATTTGACGGCTCATTAGCTTCAATGTCACCAAGTGTCAATACGCGATAACGATTTACCCATTGCCATTCAAACGATTTTCTAAAGTAACGTGACTCATCAAGTACGACTAAATTAAGACTGTTTAAACCACCAATATTATCGTTATCGTCCCAGTTAATGATTGTTTCAGCTGGATACATTGCAATGTATGGCTCAAGCTCAGTAACCTTATCAGCAGGTAAATCAAGCAATAATCCGACACGACCTGTTAATAATTGTTCGTGATGAATTTTTCTAATCAGAGTATTTAAACTATCGTTAGTAATTGTTGCCTTTTTACGCAAAAATTCCATCTTAGCCGGTAGCTCAATAATGGTTTCTTTGTTATTTAAAAGACCAATATAAGATTGCGTGGCAGTTGCTACATAATCAGGAAATACTGCACGTTGCTTATATGACTCATAATTAATATAACCGACTTCTTTAACATTCATACCGTCTTGCAAATGACTTGCTGTCGCTGGCAGGTACAATTGACCTTTGCGCTTAACGTATCTCTCGCCAGCGTAACAATCACGCGCTGTTACCCAGTCGGGTGCTTGCATTAAATATTCAGGGTGTTTTGTTGTTATCATGTTAAACGCCTACCTTATCGGAAGTAATATTGATTAGATAGACATTTAGTCCACCCATCGCACTCATGAATTGCGTATATTGGTCGGTTGTTAAATTAAAGTCGGGAATGAAACTGGCAATTGCGGGAGCAATGATGACAAAAATGTTTAAAATAATTTGAAATCGCTTAACGCCTGTTGCACATGATATGACATTTCCTTCTTTCAAAGCTGTGATTGGTGACATGCGCCATCCCTCGAAAATGTTAATTTTAATCACTGCTTATACCATATAGGTCGTTTTTTGTAAATAAAGCAACTTTCAAAAAAAAAAAACCGAAGCAGTGTGACGTACTTCGGTTAAAGGAGTTCCACTAATGGAATGACAATACTATATCACATTATGGAATCACTTAGCAAAGGCATGTACATTTTGCTGAAATATTCTTTTGAAATCCATGTGACATAATCGATATTTTCATTAATTTCAGTAACAACTAAATAACCATCTTCATTACTTTCTACCTCATCAGTTCCATCTGAGATGTAAATATCGCCACCAGTTATTGACAATTCATATTCAAACCATGTCATCGGTTTGGCTTTTACTTTTGCAAAACTCACATAACTTTGCATTCTATGCTCCTTTTGTTTTACCAAATCTCGCTCCGGTAGCAGTTGATAATATTTTGTATCGTAATTCGTCAGCAATATGGTCACAAGAATCCGTATCCAAATCGTCTAAGTTTTTAGAATCACGAGGGAGTGTTGGGAAAATTTCAATGAAATCTTTACAAGTATTAAAAACAAATAATCCTGCCTTTTCGCGTATTCCTGTAGGCGGTTTAAAAGAATTGCTCAAAAACTCTCGAACAGCAATCCATCCACCGACACGACTTCCAGCTGACTTATCTGACCTTGCCCATGCTACGCCTTGGCGTATTGTCCCATCGTCCAGTCTAACCGGCTTTAACATGTCACCAGCAATCGAAATACCTGATTGAATGTTCCATATTGCATTATCGGCTGCACCAGCGCGTACACGCCCATAGATGCCCATTTTTAGTTCTCTTTCGATGATGCCTTTGGAAATCATTTCATTTTTCATATACAAACCTTTGTTTGTATCATCAGGGTCACAACCATACCATTCACCTATTCTGAATACATCGCCTTTCACTGTTGACATCAATCGCCCATTGGCAAGAACAATATCTGAGCCATCAGAAGTCCAATACCAACCGACAGAAAATGGTGCGCTACTTCCCCAGTCAAAACATCTATCAATTGTACCCGCATTAGGAATATTAAAAGGTTTAACCACATGCACAAAACTATCCCAAACATCATCGAACATACCTCCGTCAACACCAGCATCCCAATCGCCAAATAACCAAGCTCTGCGTTTAGCAGGGTCTTTGATTTTATATAAATCGACAATATATTTTGGTGAAAGTTTTTTGTTTTCTGCCCAAGTTGAAAAAATGTGACACTGTGTCGTAGTTATTGGTTCGACTTCTTGGGTTCGAGGATTTAAAATTTCTACAGTTGTTTTTAGTATTTCACCCGATATACTTGCATCGATAAAGCGTTTTTTAAGCCAATTTCGACCAACACCTGATGGGTTGCTGGTATAAAATTGACACATGGGAATTTCAGGCAGTATTGTGCCATCTGATAATGGATTTTCTTCAGGTACAAATGATGACCGATTGAGTGATGACAATAAATCGACTATCACAGGTGTGGGTTGCTTACTGACCTCGTTAACACCGATAAATGGAAACTCTGACCCATGTAGCTTGTCATAGTCATCCATTGAACGTATGGCGCGTAGGAGTAATTCTTCGCCTGTTTTCCATACCCATTTGTACTCACCTTTTGATGCCAAAAATTTAGCACCATCATTGAACTGTAAAAAATATTTTTTAGTTTTTCCGATAATATCATCAAGTGACGATAACTGTGTATCGATGATTAATCCGCGCCAGAAAATACCATAACCTCTACCAACAGTTTGCCGAAATCGCATAATTTGAACGTCTGTCTTACCGCCACCACGAGTACCGTGATAGAGTATGGTATTACTTGGACAAGACATTGCCAATCGTTGACTGCCTTCCTGTGCTTCCCAAACTAATTTTTGATTTGGTTCTAATTGCATAATTGTTATTATTAAAATGGCTCAAAATAAAAAAGGCAACCAACGAGCCTGAAGGTTGCCTTTCTTTTTATAGCAAAATAATTATTTGCAAACTAGCAAACAACTTTTTTACCTTTACCTTTACCAGTGCCTTTTTTTGGCATCATTGGTTTTTTCATAGCAGCCATGATAGCTTCTCCAGTCAGATTAAAATCGAATCCTACTTTAACTTAGTACCGCAAACGGTACAAGTAAAATTATTTTTAGTATCTGAATTCATCACACGCATATCTTTGCCATGTAACTTATCTTGTGATTGACCTGCTAATGATTTTTTGTCGCAATTATTGCATCTTTTAATCTCAGCCGTCATTTTGAATTTCCTCGACAGGCGCTACAGGTAACTCGACATCAATTACGCTATCATCAGTTAGTGCAAATAGCGCTATTCTTTTTTCAAGTGCCACTAAGTAGCCAGTCATGTGTAATAACTGTGTGTTAAGTAAAGCTACATGTTCCTGTGAAATATCCACATTAATTGCGCCATGTGCAAGGTCTGTTAAGAACTTTGACAAGTCATTAAGTTTAACCTCTAAGGCTTCTTTTTCACTAATTACTCTTTCTTGGAATGACATAATTTTTCCTCTAAGTTGGTCAGTTATGAGGGACTTGCACCCCCGACCTCAGCGCTCTACCAAACTGAGCTAATAACTGTAATATAAACGTGGTGTCCTCACAGGGAGTCGAACCCCAATCTTACGCATTATGAGTACGGAGCATTGACCGTTATGCTATAAGGACTTACTCAATCACATACCAATCATCTGCAAGTGTGTCACTAACTGATGCAACCCATGTGTCAAATGAATTTCTGGTATTTTTAATAACAAAATGCGCACATAATTCTGAAAATTCAAAGTCACGCGCTTTAACTAATTTAACATACATACCATTACCGTTCCAGCCAGCGCGAGCCACAATGTGACCCACTTTAAGCGCTTCAATTGCCATACCAAATGACAATCTATCAACAGGGCGATAGGCTTTTGAAAAAACTTCTTTTGGCGACCATGTAACATAGCCGTCATACTGTACGGTATTAGCTTGACCACCATCAAGATATTCAACTAAATAACCTGCGTCGTTTGGGTTTTCATCTTTTGGAAGTTCCCATCCGCGAAAATCATTGTACTCTTGACGTGTCATTTCAACAGCGTTAATTACTTTTGTGCCGATATATTGTCGCATAAAATTTCTCAATTGTTGTAACGTAGTAAAATATCACGACAAATGCCTGACCGAACAACGTCATCGATGGTGAAATAGCAAAATTGAATGTTATTCACATTTTGTAATCGATTCATAGCATCTTTAAGTCCTGATTTACAACTTATATCACATTGATTCACATCACCATCGATAATTATCTTACAGCCTTCACCAACACGAGTTAGAAACATGCGCATTTGTTCAACTGATGTATTTTGTGCTTCATCAAGTATCACAACTGAATCGGTGAATGTCACACCTCGCATATAGGCTAATGGTTTGAACTCAATCATTTTCTTATTCAGATAATAATCCACCACAGGCTTACCCAAACGTCGTGATAATATCTCTATCATTGGGAGCATCCAAGGCTCAGTCTTATCTGATAATTCACCTTTCAAATAACCAAGGCTTTCACCAGCTTCAACTATTGGACGACAAATGATTATTTTGGTTATGTTTTTTAATTGCAATTGTTGCGCAGCATAACTTAGCGCAATATAACTTTTTCCAGTACCAGCGCAACCTACGCCAAAAGTAATAATATTGCCATAAATTGCATTTAAATATTGTTGTTGTGCATCGTTTAAAGCAGTGGGTGCTTTGACATGATATGTCTGCTCAACCTGATACGATACAGATTCTTCTAATTTAGCTTTACGTTTATCCCTTCTTTTTGCTCTTTTATCAAATTCCATAAAGTCCCTAGTTAGTTTAGAAGTTGATAGTTGCTGGTACTGAACTCCGGCTTGTGGTGCTGTTTAACACACGCTTACTCTTTCGAGATAGTTACCCCTACAGTAACACTCCACTAGGCTTTTGGGCTTCTACCCCGTTCCATAGCATATCAGCCTATGCTTTAACTATCACGCATGCCAACTGGTATGCAATTAGCATGCGTGATAATACTTAGCACATTGCGGAAAACGTATATATCCATTAACCGCATGTGCAATTTTGTCATTTACCCAATGGGAATTGAACCCATAATTTATCATAAATATCGTGTCGCGCTTGATAAGATATGATTTGGTTTACCTAGTTTAACCTATAGGTTTATCACAAGGTTTTATCTTACTGCTGGTTTAGGGCGCTTGTCAATACTGTTTGCGATTAGTTGCTAAAATACCTGTCACAATGATATGAACAAGTCCTAGCGTACTGATGCACAAAAATAAAATATTGCGAAAATCGTTATAATTTTGTGACCAATTATGCGTGTGGTGATTTTCATGTGGAATTCTCACAAGGAGTTTAAAAAGAAAAACCCCGCATCACACGGGCAGCGATACGGGGTTTGTCCTTATTTTTATGCCGATTCTGCATTAAGAGTCGTGGAGGATATGATGAGGTATCGGCATTAATAATATTGCCGTCTTTCCGAGCTGTCATTTCACCACAAAAGGAGAGTATAAATGTCACATGAACGTCACAAATAATACAGCCTTATGGTAAATAGTAATTGCCCGTATGTCAATAAATTATTCGATAGGTTCAGGCGCAGGCTCAAATGATTCGCCTTCCGCTACATCTGATAATTCTTTGGCAAATGAAGATATTTTTTCCATCACAGCTGCTACCGCAGGGTCGCTTAGATGGTTTGCAATGGGTTCGTATTTGATGCCAAAGTGACTGATAACTTCTTCCATTAGCGCGTCATCTAAGACTTGATTGTCCTGCATTGGAATTCTGATGTCAGAAGCCATGTAAGGCAATTGAATTTCTTGGCATGAAGCGACATAGGCAATTTGGTCATTTTTCACATAGCCAAGGATACCGCCATTTGTGTTACCTGTTGTGACATCGTAATGTAGTATCGCATGGACATCGTAGAATTTAATCACAGCAGTGTCGGTTGGGTAAGTTTGGACTTTGAGAATTGACTTTTTACGATTACTCACACGGTAAAGCGCATCTTCGGATACTTCGTGGGTCTTATTGACCAAATTGTTGAATACGGGATAGAAGTAATTATTAGCATCTTCTAAGACATTGCTCACAGAGAATAACTCACTGAAGTCGTCATCGTCGTCTTCAATTGGGGTCAGGGGTTGTTCCCATAGGAGCGAGCTGACCATACCACCTACTGCTGCGGCTGAGTGTTGGTTTAAGTTAGCTTTTTCGTCTTGAGCGAAAGCAGCTTGAAGGTCAGTGATGAATTTTTCAACGAGTGGGATTGCAACCGAGATTTCAAAGATACCGCGTGATTCTAGGTCGTCTTGCAAGCGTTGTAGTTCAAATGCGTGGTGTGTTGTCATAGGTGATTATCATTTTCTAAAATTAAGGAAACCCAATTTTAAGGATTTGCTTGCTGAAAAGCAAGTTTTTTGGATTGGGGTGGGTGCATGGCATGAATAGGAAGGTGAATAGGAAATCGTGGCGTAGAGGGCGAGTTTGGTGGGTTGTAGGGTGGGGAATGAGTAGGAAGGTGTGGCTGAGGGGAGAGTTTGAAAATCATGATGACTGTGTGGAGCTGGGGATTGGATAGATATATAAAATAGTTTCGACCTGTTTAGGGTAGGTTAAATTTACTATTTTCGTTAAAATTGACGTTTTTTTGCCGTTTTTTTCCTATCCGGTGGGGTAAAACCTTGCAAGCGATAAAAAAAAAGCGCCTTTTGAGCGCTTTTTTTCCGAAAATTATTTTTTTTCGTGCTATTCGTAGCGGTCTACCGTTATTTTTTCGCCTTTAATAATGATATAAAGCGTTCCGATATTAGAAAAAATGCAGCAATAAACGCGATACGCTCGCCCGTTGGTTAGCGCCTTATAAGGTGTCTTTAATTTTTTCCCATATCCTGACGCGGTTTGTTGTAGTCCGCGCGTGTGATACCACAAAGGCGCTTCAATGAATTCTAAGTTAACGGGTCGCATGTCTATTTTCTCCAGTGCATTGTGATTAGTGCGGGCGTGTCTGTTAGCGTTCCAAGTATCTCGCACTCTTTCAAGTCGTGCGGCTCTGCTATCAATTCAACGCTAAACGGTTTCATCTGAGCGTTTTCCCATTGTGCAAGCGCTTGCGCCTCACCATCTGTTAAACCTGTAATATCTCCATTTTGTAGCGCTGCAAGGTATGGCGCGTGGATTGTTGCGCGTCGCGTGTGCCATTTTTTACAGTGCCTTCTTATCCATACTTTCAACGCTTCGACGCTCTTAAAATATACTCTGATTTCATGCGCTGGTTGTGTGAAGTTCTGATAATGAAATAAATTGATAGTGTTCAGGCGTAAATGATTAATATCAAAATCAGTGAAGACTATAGGCGTGTTGTCATAACGTCCCGTGTTTATGCTGTAATCCTGACCATTTACACGAATTTTAAAACCGTGTAAGCTGTCAATTCTTTGCGCTCTGTCTCTGATTTTATACAATGCCAGTTGTTGCGGTTTCATAATATCGCGCTCCCGTAATCGATGGCGTAAAGTGGGCGCTCTGTCGCGCGTTCTTTGATAATAATATTGTATCCATCATCATCAATGCTACATCTTCCAGCGCTTGCGCTTGTTAAGTATCCTGACTCCCTAAAATGTTTCAATAGTTGGCGCGGTGTCCAGTCTAAACAATCAGCGCTAATTGTTCCGATTGTGTGCCAATTATTCCAGTCGTAGCCGTTGCGGTTATTTCCCCACGCATCAATTGATAATATTTTCAAATCATCAGGCGCGGGCGTTGGTGTTGGTGTCGTGTTAATTAATAGCATGATAAATGCCTCCTTTTGTATAGGTGTATTCATTTAAAATTAAATTTTCTTTAATGTTTTCTTCGCTTGTTTGGTTGTCGTGTTCGCGCTGTAATATCCGATATATGACGCGGTTTAGGTCAATCAATAAATCGTCAAAATCTTCACACTCTACCGCGTCGCCCGTTTTGCTGTTGCTACAATCTGCGCTTGTGCTTCGTTCGTGGGTGTAATTCCCTCGATGGGTTATCGTCGCCCGTAACCTGTAAAGGTGGCGCTTTTGGATTGCTTGCAAGCGCTTTGCAATGTCTAATAATTCCGACGTTGGGCGGTCTTGTTGTAGCGTTTTAAATGCGCCTTTATCATAGCTATAATTACCAGTGATGCACGCTCCTGACCCTTGGCAATGGCTCAAGTCATACATAATTTTAACGTCATAAAATCCCATAATTTCAAGCGCTGCCGTGATATCTTCTTCGATAAAGTCTAAAAAAGTCCATTCGTAGCGCTCGCGCTCTACAATTCGCGCTTGTACTGCTGGTGATAAGTCTTTGAAAAAATAAACCGGAATCACTCCAGCGGGTGTCGCTGTTGTTTCGTGTGTCATTGTTACGCTCCTATCTTGCGTTTGATGATGCGGTGGTTGTAGTGCGGCTGGTTTGCTTGATAGTCCGCAAGGGTCGCGCGTGCGGCTGTCATTGTGTCATCAACGCTTGATAATTCCCATTTTTTGCCATCATATAAACTTTCGATGTGATATTCAAATATAGGAATTTTGAGCGCTTGTTTTTGTGTGTCTGTGCCATTGTTCGCATAATAGGAAAGTATGCTCAAAAGGGCGTGCGGGTCGCGTATCTGGTCGCCTTTTGCGCCTTGTCGTAGCTTTGGTGTGATGTTCAGGCGCTGGGCGCTAAATGCTCTGTATTGTTCCGCGTGCGGCTTGATTTTCAAAAGGCTGTTGCCGTTTTTATCTACTCCATTAAAAAACGCGTCAAAATGTATAAAGCTGTCAGGTGTTGGCGCTTGTTCAGGCGCTGGCGCTGGTTCGTTTAACGCTCTGAAGTCGCGCGTGAAAAAATAACTTTGAGCGCTGTCGTTTGCGTATCCTGCAAGGTTAAAACCTCGCAATTCTAAAATGTCACGGGCGTGATGGTCGCATGTCTGAAAGCTGTCATCATAGCTGAAAATTTCCGATACTTTGAAGCGAGTATCTGTAATTTTAAAGCGGGTAGGCTTGTGGTCGGTTGCTCCTATATAGTTCACAATAAACAATTGATGATTGATAGAGGATAATAATTTTTCTTTCATGGTGTTTTCTCCAGTGTTTAAAATTTAATTTTACCGTATCTTTTAACGCTAAAATGTCGCGCTAAAATAATGACAATAATCAAAACAATAATAATGCTTAAAATTGCCTTTAATCCTCCCATTTTTGAATCTCCGATAATAATTGCATCAGGTCTCCGGATAAAGTGACGGCTTTAAAATCACCGTCCAATCGATAATATTTTTCAAGCGCTCCGCGTGCGTCCATAATATTTTGTACGGCTCTATTTTTCGCGGCTTGCCGATTTATAGCGCGGTCTAGTGTTTGAGCGTGCTTTCTTGTTGTCGTATCTCTAACGACGTATTGAGCAACAATAGCGCGTAATTCATCAGGCGTGGCGCTGGTATAAATTGCCTCATCGTTTTGTAGTGTAACGATGTATAAAACAAAGTCAGAAAAATGTAAAATGTCCATGGTTTGCGCTTCGCTGTCGTCTATAATTTCCACTCCCTGTGATACAGTCGCGCGTAAAGTAAAGCGCTGTATTTTTGCCGCGTTCGCGGCTCTTTCGTGTTCAGTTATCATTTTTTTTCTCCGGTGGTGGTGGTTTGGCGCTGGTGGTGTCCAGCGCCTTTTGTTTTAAATAAATCTCATTTTATAGAGTAGCGCATCCTGCAAGATAATTTGATTTTTGAATCCTGCCGCGGTCAATGCTTTGCTTGTTGCTAGCATCTCTGAGGTGGTCAAGTTTTTAAAGATAATCGAATACTCATCACTATTAAATGAAAGTACTCCAGCATTTTGCAGGTGGAGGCTGGTGTAAAGTTCTACTAATTGCGAGTAAGTCATGATTTTAATCTCCGGTGGTGGTGGTTTGTTGTTTGGGTTTCATTTACAGCGCGGTTAGTGTATCGCGTTTTTTAAAAAAGTTTTAAAAAAGTTTAAAAATATTTTTCTGTTTTTTCGTAACTTGTTGAATTATAACGATATTTATTTTTTTCAAAAATTTTAAAATAAACATTTTTCGGATTTTTTCCGCACTTGTTGCGGGTGTCATACTGGTAAGCGCTGCCGGTTATATCTCCACCTTGCAAGCTCTGCAGCTCTGCAGCTCTGCAGGTGTTCAGGTAGGTGTTCAGGTAGGTGTTCAGGTAGGTGTTCAGGTCTGCCGGAATTTTGACGCGTCAATTTTACAGCGCGTCAATTCTCTGGCATGTCAACTTTCTGACGCGTCAATTCTATGACGGTGTCAATTTTCTGACGCGTCAATTCTATGACGGTGTCAATTTTCTGACGCGTCAATTTTGTGACGCGACAATTTTTTGACGCGTCAAATTTCAGGCGCGACAATTTTTTGACACTCCCTGCCGCCTGTGGAATTTATGCGAGCGAATCCGCAAGGGGATGCAATGGCAATAAAAAAAAGCGCATGATAGATTTTACCCATCAATGCGCTGTCGTCTGTAAAATTAATTGCCTTGGTTAGCCTTTAGCATTAATTGCCTTGGTTAGCCTTCATGCCGTTAGCCTTCTTAGTGACGTTGCCCCATTGCAATATTGTACCCGTTAGCCTTCTCGATGACTGCACACATTTCGGTAAAAATAATTTCAACGTCGTTAGCCTTCTCGATTGTGAGTAAATCAATCAGATAGTTACATTCAAATCTACCTATAATTTGGATGCCCTTAGTATTATTGTCGTGGTTAGCCTTTACGCTAAACAGCGTTTTCTTTTCGTGGTCAGCTATGTCGTGAAATAGTAAATCGTTTCCATCCAGTATCACAGTCACACCTTTTGACTTATCCACTGATAATAAATTACTGAGGTTAGCCTTCAATCCTTTAAGCATTTCCTTTCTTTTAACTGTCACAGTGGTTAATTTATTATTGACATATTGCGCCATCAACCTGTCAAAGCTAGGATATTTAGAGTTGATTGGCGTTACATACAAGGCAAAGTCAACACCATTAAATTCAATAACGCTCAAATTACCTTCTTTTGTGTACCTGACGTAAACATCGACATCGGCATCAATAATGCTTAATATTTCGACGGCATTCCTTGGTATGAGTACATCAATTAAATGTTTGCATGGAACATCAAGTTTATCTGTTACCAGTCTATAGCCGTCACTCACAGCGGTGTTGATAGACTTATCTGTAAACGATACGAATTGACTGTTTAAGTAATACCTAACATCAGCTTTACCCATAACAGTCAGGTAGGCTTTGTTAAACAATTTTGCGGCATTTACTTCACATATTTTAGCCGTCACAGGTGATTCGAGTATGAGCGACTCAAAGCGTTCTTTAAGTACATCCGCAAAAACTGTTGATACCGTTAAACTCGGATAAACCGCATTTAAATCCTTACCGTGCATAAGCGCATCAACAAATGAAATTACTGACGGCTTAATGTTATTATTGTTCTCTGAAAAGTCATTGCGTACCACTAAAGATACCTCAGGACTTGTTGCAAAAACGTGTGATTCTGTTAATAGTACACCGTCACCAAAAATATATTTTTTGCCAACTGATTTAATAAATTTACTGATAATTTTAGATTTCATTTTAATTCGCCCGTGATTTTAATTAGTGTTTACTTTATTTAACCATTTCGCTTTTATTCAGCAAATAACTTTAACGATTTCGTAACCGTAATCATGCGCAATTTCAAGCAATGTTCGTTCAATTCTACCTTCGCTAATTGAACTAAATGCGCTAAATCCTGCATTTTGGACAGCTTCCTGAGCTGCGACATTGTGCTTATTGTATCCGCCACCGCTAGCCTTACCGTTGCCTTTTGAATAAATACCGTTTTCAAAATCGCCCAAGCCATAAGCGTGAAAGTCAGCATAGATTGTACTGGCAGAAGCACTGCGCCCACTATAGATACCCAGTTCCATAATGGTGCGAATTTCGTTATCAACTAACGCGACAACAACATACTTTTGCACGCATTCTTTATCAGAATGATTTTGAAAACGAGGTGATACTTTTGATACATCGAATTTAATAGCCATGTTAATCTCCAAATAATGTGGTAAAGTGTAAGTAAGACAGCGTGTTTTCTCGCTGTTGCTGAGTAATATACCGACATTTTTAAAAAACAAAAGAAATTTTTAAAAATTTTTAAAATTTTTTAAATTTGAAAAACTAAAGATTCGTCAATTTCTAGGCTATCTTCTTGTTTTATAACGTCAATTAGTGATTTATGATAAGTAACTTTACCGTCGCGTCCTTTGCGCAATAGGTGCAATCCTTGCGCAGTCGCGTCGCCTTCAGCATCAGCAATGCCTAAATCACAAAGAAGGCTTTTTATCACATTGCTTTTAACACGGGTCTTAATGCGCAAGGTGGCGAAACTCACAAAGTCAGGTGATGGCGTGTAATCGACATTTTTATGAAATACGCTAGCCGGTTCTCGGTCTTCAGGCAGCGGTCTTCTGTCAGATTTGTCGAAATTGGTACGCATTGCCCTGCTATTTCGCTTTTCACGTTGTTCGTTAGCCTTTTTAGCGTCAAGAAACTTCTGGCGCTTAGGTGACACCTTATTGCTTGGGATTAGCCTTTTACCGGTTTTGTCAAAAACAGATTTGATTTCAGTCAACGGTTTGAGTTTATCGTATTCAGACATGCCGTTAGACCTCGCTTTCAATATAATTGAGAACTATCACAGCAGCAAAGATTAACAATGACCATTTTCGATACCCGCTAATTGTCGCAATATACGGTGATGCGTTAGCCTTAGTTAGCCTTCTGGTTAAACCTTCGTTAACTATCTCAATTAACCCCATGTCACATAAATACTTATCGATGGTCGAGCGTTTCACGCCACCTAGCACCGACATTTCAAAGACACTCAGATAGCCTTCGTTAAAAGATGTCGTTAGCTGCTCTGCATAACTTTCGTCAATGTCAATGAAAAGTAAATACTTACTGATATAGGTATCAACAAAATGAACATCTATGTCAGTTGCTGTCGAATCGAGTTCCAGTAACACATTGCTCACAAGGTCTTTTCCATAACCAATTACTGAGATGATTGCAATATCAACTGGGATTTCATAATTTTTAACAGCTCTGCGCCCAATGCTCTCAATAGTGTAATCAAGTTTTCTAATTAGCCTGTCACTGATTAGCCTTTTTAACATAGCGTTGTAATCGGAACTGGTTAGCCTTTCTTTTTTATTAGCGTACTTATTGAACGCTTTAAGAAACGTAAATACGTTAGTTTTTTTCATGTCGTTAGCCTTTAATGCAGTGAATAGAATCGACGCTCGCTAAGTGTATCACTACCAAAACAGTCAGTCAAAAAAAAATCTCATGAATTTTGCACGAGTTTTAAAATTTTTTTGAAAAAAAAAATAAAAATAATTTTTCACCATCCGCACCCATTGCCGACGACCCCTAAAAAATCCGATTTTGTTGTAAAAATACCACTGATGTTTAGCCGTCTAAGTAGTATTTTGTCCGTAAGTATTTGATTTATATACATATTTTCAAAAATATTTCTTGCAAAATGAATAAAATCAATAGCTTGCCATGTTAATATATATGTTATATATAATATATATATTATATATATTTATATATAGTATATACTATATATAAATATATTTTTAATCGTTACACGATTTACCCCTATACACCCCGTTTTGCTCATCAGTACCTACCACAGATTAGCCCTTCCTGTCAAGCATTATTTTTACTCTATTTTCCACCTATCCGAAAAAAAAAACGACTACCCACTTTTTTAAGCACCACTTACCAATAGTGTACAGCTGGTCTACATATCATTTTGCCAATTCAAAAAAAGTCTGTGACGTTTTTTAATCGACCCTTTTTTAACCTATATTTCAATACGTTGCCACAAAGCCTAAATTTGCATTTTTAAAAACCCCCTTATAACTTATTGATTTATAAAAACAACAAGTTTCCACTTCACCTCAATTTTACCAGCTCTCTCATAAAAATTTTCTGATACCACCCACTATTTCCACCATCCCTACCGACCCCCATTTTTAAATTAAAAAGTTGCACACAACTTTCTACAATGTTAAGCTCTTTATCGACCCTGTGAGCGATAATGTTCCGCCATGAACATCTCTACCTATTGAAATTTATCAATACATCGCTCTCAGCGGTCACTTTACTAATTTCAACAGGACAACCTTACTAATGACTCAATCATCCACTGTGACCCCCATAGAATTAAATTTAACAACCATTGCACCATACCTGCACAACGTAAATGTCGCACTGCGGTCTTTCAACAGTCATTGCGAAGCCACATTAGCTCGCGGTGTCGCTTTAGGTATCGAACTCTTAGCGTTACGCGTGTCTGTTGTGACTCAATTTGAAAAAGCAAAATCAACTTCTATCGAATCGCGTGAAGGTCAAATCGCATGGCGAAATTACGCAAAAGAAAACATCCCTATCTCAATAACGCATTGCAATCGTTTCATAAACCTTGCACGATATTACATGCAACACGACGCTCTACCTATCCATAGCTCTATAAGCGCAGCATGCGCAGCAATTGGAGCATCGCCTGAAGTCCTAAAGTCACTTCAAGAACGTGAATCTAATGGCGAAAACATCAGCAGGGATAAAGTAACAAAAGCCATTAACCTTTCACGAAATACGCTTAACCTTAAAAAATCAATTCAGGCAGTTAATCAAAACACACTTAAAATCATCGACGGTCACGCACCTAATGAATTATCCAAAGACCAATGGTTAATCTTGCGTGACGAATTAACAGATATCGCTGACCACATCACTGCGATTATTAAAAAACTATGAAGAAAATTCGCAAAAGATACAAAACACTACGAATTTACGAATCGGATTACCCCAATTTGTTAAAAATTAAAAAATCTCTTAATTTACCTTCGCTATCGGACGCACTGCGATTTGCAATCAGTACCACTATGGAAATGCGGAAATGAATGACCAACTTAACAATTTGCCGCAAGAATTACGACTATTGCCACAATGGTGCTACACGTCACCTGACCGCAATGGTAAATACAAAATTCCAATGGGTAGAAATAAAACCTATGCTGCGAGCAATGACCCCGATACATGGTTAACCTTTGAAGATGCAGTTAGCCTGTCTGAAGGAAAACCTATTGGCTTTATGCTGTCAGCTAATGACCCCTATGCTGTGATAGACATTGATACGGGATATGCGTTTTGCGATATTGCAGGACAATTGCAACCCGACTTAGCCTTAATGCGCTATGAGTTTCATCAGCGATTATTGTCGTATTTGAATACCACGCCTACTTATAGCGAGATTACGCTGTCAGGCTACAATTATCACACTTGGCATCGATTGCTTGATATGTCGGAGATATTTGCAGGGATTCGTGTATCGAGAATGCCTATTAAATTGCCTGATGGAACGCACCATACGCTTGATAATGCGGGGATTGAAATTTACTCTAAGGAGCGATTTATTGTCTGCACGGGTAATTCGATTTCACTAGATACCATTAGCCTTGCGTCTACTGAGTTTTATACGTTTTTGGAAAAAGCGCGTAAATTGACGACAAGAGCCGGTGGTAGCAAAGCCAGTGATTCTAAACCGCAAGTGGATACGGATGTGACCGTCCTGTCGAATTTACTGGGCATTGACTTTGATGAGGATTCTTATGTGAGAGCCATTGATGTTGTGACAGCAATTACCACTGAAGGCAATGCTTTTGAGGAAACCTATCGTGAGTTATTTCGCGGTGATATGACGGATTATCCATCGCAAAGTGAAGCTGATTATGCGCTGATAATTGCTATAGCCAAAATATCCCCTAATGACCCGCAGGTATTTAGGTTGTTTCGATTATCTGCACTGGGTAAACGTCCAAAGGCTATGGACAATGATGTCTATTTGCAACGCTCTGTGAATACGGCTAGAGCTGAGATTAAGCGCGAAGAATCTGAAATGAATGAAGTGCGTGACTTTATCAATTCGACGAGAAAAGCCAAGGAGAAAAAACCTCAGCCTCGACTATTGACACAGACTGCGACGAAATCTGCGATATTGGATGTACATGGTAAGCCACTAGTGTCTACTAGAGTACGTCAGCATAAGAAAGCCATTATGCCTGATATTTCGGATATTGTGCCTGAAGGAACTGACCTCAAATTGGTGGGAACTGAAAATGAACTAGACTATCCGCCTGCCTTAGCAGGTGAGCATAGCAATTGGCTAATGGAACATGCGCCACAACCAATGGCAGAAGCCTGTATTGTGAACACGTTGTCACTCTTGGCAGGTATTGGCGGAGCGTCGTATAAAATCAACCCCATTAGACCGACGGGTATTAACAGCTATTTTGTTTTGATGTCACTGTCTGCGACAGGTAAAGATATTTTGCATTCGGGCATGGGGTATATTAAAAAATCGATGGCAGATGTTGCGCCAGAATTGATAGATTTTATTGATAATAATCAATACAAGTCACAAAGTGCCATTATGCAAGCCATTGATGTGCATAAATTTGATAGCTTTTTGCATTTGATTCCTGAATTTTCTAAATTATTGCATAGTGCAAATACTGTGTCACACTACGCAGAACTGTTAAACTTTACCTTATCGGCATATACGGCTTCGAGTGACGGTAATGAATTGCAAGGTGTGCGTAAGTCGGGATTTGCGACAGGTAAAGCTGGTGCAGAACTTAAACCAAGACCTAATGGCTTTGGGTATTCGTTTTGCGGTGAATGTACTGAAAATGATTTTAACTCAGCGCTCAATAATGGCATGCTAAGAGATGGCAAATTGTCGCGCTTTATCTGCGTTAGGGGTGATGACTATTTGACCATTGGCAACCCCACAAATCCGCATTTACCGCCTAAGTTGAAACATAACTTAGCTAAAGCGATTAAATTTAGTGCTAGTGGTCAAAAAAGAATGATTCACATGACCGATAGGGCGCAGCGACTTGACCAAGCATATTATGTGCTGATGTCAGATACGCTTAACCAGCATCGCTCGGTTGATGATGACCCTATGCGCGTTGTTTATAACCGCGCTAGGCTTAAAGTGTGGCGTGTTGCAGGTAGCCTAGCTATGCTTGAGAATCCTGATGCGCCTATTATCACAGAAGAACAATATTTGTGGGCAATGGGTCTTGTGAATCGTGATGTGTCAATAATGTCATACAAAATTATTAATCGCATAGTCGGTGATGGCGCGGATGACCATGACAGAATGGATAAGGTTAAGAGCCTAATTGATGATTTTACGGTTTATGGTTACACGCACAAAGAACACGACGTGCTGTATGGCAATGCGCTTGAGAAACATGGCGTAGTGGCACGCAGGGCATTGCGTGAAAGTGTCAAATATTTGCCGATATTTAAAAACCCGCGCACGGGGAAATCGGATGTAGCTTTGATTGATAGTGCAATTAAAAATCTTGTTTCAGAAGGCGTGATTAAATATTACGACGCTAAGGCAAGTAATGCTAATTTCGGTATTCGTACCGAGTGTTATTCACTGCAAGGAAAAGTAAAATGAGTTTACTAACTGAACAACAACTTGAGGACATTATGTCAAATGTCCATGTTTGCGATGAAGATTGGTTTGAAAGTTTACTTAGAAAATGGAACGACAGGCAATCTGACTTCCCAGAACCAAAATGGCAAACAGCACCTAAAAATGCAGTAGTTGCTCAGATAAGAGAATACTGGCTTGATGAAAATGACAATGTTATTGAATTCAATGTACTTAAACAAAGAGTAATCACAAAGGTGGAAGATGGACAATAAAGATAAAACATTCCTGTTAGAACGTCGTGCAGCGTTGCTAAAACAGCAATTCGATATGATGGAGCAGGTTCAAGAAATTGATAGGTTATTAGAAGCAAATAATGCAAAGCCTAAGTGGAATCCTGAAGGCGGAGATTGGTGGATTACCGGTAATAGTGACATCGTGCCTGCAACAGTGGCGACGCTGTTTGGTGCAAGACGACCAACTGAGCAACAAGCAGAACGCGCATATCAATTGAGATGCGTAGATTTAATCGTTTGCTTGCACTAAGGGACGAGCTTTGCGGCTATGAAATCAATTTTAATAATTTTTTTAATGTGCATGTCCAGCGTGACATTTGCACACGGTTCAAGTCACCAAACCAAATGGGAATATCACATTGATGATTTAGGCACGCCTTATATGCAATGCGGAAGACTGATGTATTCTGAATTATCTACATTGTTCGTCACTGTCGGTAATTTGCAGTATCGACTGCTACCAGAAATAATTGGTCGTGAAACAATGGCAGGTGCGGTTAAAGAAAAAGGTCAACGATGCTACGGGCATGGTTTTTATAATTCTTGGAGATAATGATGGCAGTATTAAGTGAAAAACAAATTGAAGAACTCGTCGCTCTATTTGATGTATGGTGGAATGGTGAGCAGTCGTATCGTGATTATTTAACTGAGTGGAACGATAAGCAACCTACTCAGCAGCATGCGTCAAGTGATAAGCCACCTAACTCATCAATTGGCGTTTCTGAAATAACCTTGCGTGACTATTTTGCAGTGGAAGCAAGTGATGTCGATGTTGACAAATTTATGCCTAAAACTGTTGGCGATTGGGACAAAATGCACAAAGAAGACGGTGAAGCACGAACTCGACAACGTGCGAGATACCTCCATGCTGATGCAATGCTTAAAGCAAGGGGTCGAGTATGAGTAAAATTAAAACTGGCGGTGCAGCATTTCCAAGTGGTGAGTCGTACAGTGTTAATGGTGCGATAAATCAAAAAGCGCCATTACACCAAGGCATGACCTTGCGCGATTATTTTGCAGCAAAAGCCATGCAAGCTGAAATAAATGAATACTCAGGCATACCGACGACAAAACAAGAATATTTGTTTGAAATTGCGGTAAACGCTTATGCTATGGCTGATGCAATGCTTAAAATGAGGGATGTGGAAATTGAGTAAGGTGACGATTATGCCAAATAATAACGATTTCAGAACCTATTTGCCGTCAGAAATTGAGTTTCGACAAAACTTTGCGGCTGAGTATGTCAAAGATAATGACGCGGTAAATGCACTTATGCGCTGTGGAATGGTCGCAGTTTATGCCATGCAACACGCAGCGGAAATTATGGAAGAACCGTATGTTCAAGAATTAATCAGCAGAGAAAGTTTTAAATTTCAAGAACTTGATGCTACCAAAGAATTAAAAGAAGAATCCATTATGGAACTTCGACGAATTATTAGTAGTAAGACAGCAAAAGATAATGATAAAATATCTGCGATTTCAAAGTTAAGTTCTATTTACGGTTGGGAATCAAACGGTAACTCAGAGTTACCATCGGGCGTGATGATAGTGCCAGCAATGACTGATATTGATAGTTGGTCAACAATGGCAGTAGCGTCACAAGACATGTTACGCGAGAAAATGTATGACATGGCTAAACAAATTGAGTTAAAGGAACAGGAAGATGTCGCAAAATGATGTTGTCTTACCTTTATCGAAAAAGCACATCGAAGTAATCAAATTTAAGCTCGCGTTGCAATACGCAGCTGACAAAGAATACACATGTTTGAAAAATGTTAATGCGCTAGTCAACATGGACTATGTGTTTTTTACTGTTAAGATGATAAATAATCACATTGAAAAAGCAATCATGCAAGGACATGACACGGTTTGTATTGAATGTGGGCATATTCATTTTGATGGTATTCGCAAAGTTGAATGGGATATGGTCATGATGCTTTTTGAAGAAGCTGATGCTTTTAAGATACGTTCACAAGAGTTTCAAATTACGCCAAATTTACCATCACGAAGAATCACAATTTACTGGGAGAAGTAAGATGTCAAAAGAATATTTAATTAACAAAATAGTCTATCACGACTATGCTGAGGGGTTTCAAGAGTTAATTGATATTGAAAAACTATTATCAAAATTTCCAACAGATGCTGTCATTGCTTTAGCAATCGATACATGCACTGATGTTGAAGCAATAGCCAGACACGGTAAACCGTCTGATAATGCAGCATTAGTGCGTAAATTATTGCTTTTAGTTGCGCTGGATTCTGAAGTACCGCCTATGATGGATAATAAAGCCATTGCCAATAAGATTGTTCATATTATGCGTAAATCTTTTATAGATAAATCATCAGCACTTGATTTACGCGATGCTATTTGCAATGCAATAACTGAGTATTTTCCAAGAAATACCACATCACTATTTCCTGACACTTTAAATGGACTTTATGAAAAATATCTTGTAGAAAATAAAAAAAGTATGCTTTTCACTGCTGGCGATTATGTTATCGATAAGAAAACTAAAGTCACCTATTTCATCACTACTTGTGAATATATAAAAGTTACAAAATGCGTGCAGCATACACTTTCAATTGTGCGCAATGGTATAACTACAACAATTGGTGTGTACGACAATGATATTTATGACAAATTTGAATTAATTGAAACCAAACCTCAGCGTAATCAAATTTATCAATTAAGACTTGGTGATTTAAAAGTTAGAGTTTTAAAAGTTACCAATCAAACTGTTTATTATGAAAACTTATATAACGTATCTTTACTTAGTCAGTGTGAACTAGAAAAGTTTATTCAAATATATAAACAAGTGAAAGTATTTGCAGGCGAAAAATGGATGGTCGATGGTGTAGTACAGGGTAATATTGTTTTAGTAAACACTAATGCCGACCATGTGACAAATGTTGTTATAAAGCAAAACAACGCTTCGTCAACTATTAGAATATTGCTTTCGTCATTCGTAAATTATCAACCAACCGAGGAATAAAATGTCAAATTTAATTAATTTAGTTATGCTTTGTATCGTAGCATTCGCTATGTCTTTGCACTATCCATCAGAAGCACTTTTTGTCGAACAATTTGTTATTTTGGTGCAAGGTTTTACCTATATTGTTGTATTAAGATTTATTCAAAGTGAATCGGTAAAATTAGCATTTAGCTTTTTGTCATTTCAGTTACTGCATATCGGTACAGCATTTGCGTTAGGCTTAGGATATGTTTTAATCACAAGTCCTATGACATTAGGTTAAAAATGAATATCACGCATATATACCAAAGTTTAACACCTTATTTGCGTGATAGATTTTGCAGTGAAGTTTTTACGCTTGGTTTGGTACACGAGTTAAATCAAGCCAAGTATGAAGCGCATTGCAGAAGGCTTATCAAGCAACACAACGGGTCATCGCGTACACTTTATAAAGCGATGATGAATCTTGATTTAGAGCAAAGAAAACGCTTTTTTGATGTGATTAGTGGAGTATTGGAACATGAGCTTACCAATTAACGGATTATTGCCGACGGAAGAAGAAACAGCGATACCAGTTTATGTGCAAATTGAATCTATTGTAAATGACCCTTACGCAATTTTGCGTGACTATTTTAAATATTCACCCGAAACAGGTGTTATTTCTCGCACACAGTGTTATCAATCGCGCTTTATTGGTAAACCAACGCTGATAAAAAGCCAAGCAGGTGACAACTTTCAAGTTTACATAATGCTTGGTAAAAAACGAAAAGTATTTGCTGCGTGGAAGGTAGCAACATATTTGATGACTGGGATATTTCCAAATAAAAATTACGTCGTGCATTTTATGGATGGCGATAAAAGTAATCTTTGCGCACAAAATCTATCAGTCATACCAAAAACATTTGCGACGCATTTAAATAACAATTTAATGGGTGAGAATCTATCGGTAAAACAAAATGGTAAACGGTTTGTGGTTGCCATAAAAAGAAATTCTGACCATCGATACCTAGGTACTTATGATTCTGAAAAAGAAGCACGGGTTGTGTATATGCGCGAGAAATTGCGCCTACGCAATGAAATTTTAGAAATTGTAAAGTTATCAAGACTTAATGTTGTTTCCATCACCAAGAGGTTATATCAACCATGTGCGATACAGTAGCTAGAATTGTTGTTGTTGTTTTACCTGATGATATTGATTTTTCAATTTATGTTTCGATGACACTTACTGGAAGTCTTATTCCAGCTACATTTCACGATGATATTGACGACAATCGTGAAATTGATGTGACCGATATTAAATTTGAAGAAGGTTATAGCGAGTATGACACTTGCGATTTTAAAGAAAAGGTCTATAATTACGTTAACTATCACTTGCCAAGAATTTTTAATGAAGTGCAACGTGATAGTGATTTGATTTTTCTACCACACAGATTAAAGGTCACAACATGAAGTTTGATAAAAACAGTTTGATTATGGGAATCATTCTAGGTATTTTGCTGAGTGTATTTTCCGTTTGGCTATTGCCATTTTATATGGTTCACGACGCTGATATTGGCGGCTTTGTGTTCCGCGATAACAAAGTCTATGAGCTAACTGAAATGCTCAACGAACCGCCACAACAGACACAACAACGGGTAAAATAATGATTAATGAATATTTAAAATTTATACTATTCACAGTAGTTTTAGCTGCGTTTAATGTAAAGATTCTTGACATGTCGCTTAAAGAATCTATTGATTTATCAATGCTTTCAATTGCAGTTGTATCAGTGATTGAGCTGAAATTCCATGTCAAGCGCATTTTGAAACAATTGCGCGAACTTGATATTCTTGATTAACACCACAAAAGGTAAAACCATGCGATTAAATAAAACAATGCAAGAAGTCTTCCTGTTGCAACTAACATTATCACAGACTTAAAACAATTGGGGTGGAAAAATGGCAAATAAAATATTATTAAATGTCGGCTATAACCGATACATCAAACTGCCAGAAGTTGCGACAGCTGAGTTTATTGTTGCGTTGCTCGGTGTGAAATCGTATTACGAAAAAAGTTACCAAACTGGTAAATTTACAGCGTTTAAATGTGATGGAGCTAGTGACATAGCTGAAATAATCTCAGTTGATGAAAACGAACTGCCTGATACAAATCCTCAAATAGTCGAAATGAATGACATTATGGCTGAAAACAATCGTTTGACGCGAGAAAATGAAATGCTCTTGAACAAACTAAAAGAATTATCACCATCTGAAGAAACTGCTGTGGTAGTGCTATGACTCTTGAAAAGTTGATTATCATTTTGAAGTCACATGAGTTTCAAAATAGTAAGAATATATCCATCATTCATGACTTTTTTGAAAAATTCACGGCTTTAACTATTAATCCCGAAGACGATTGGACTAACACTCACTTAATTCGTATCGGTAGTGAAATGGCTGATGCTATTGTTCAAACAGGCGTGCAATGTGAAGTGAAAATCCCAAGTAGTCACACAATTCAAGGTTTATACTTTGGATTATTGATGAGCTATGACGAGCCTTGGTTACAGTTTTCTGAAGTTGGGCAAGATGGTAAATTAGTTCGGTGTGTCGCACCATTGTTTTTTAATGGTGAACACAAATATGTTTGGCATGGCTTGACTTAAAGCATATTATGATTTAGTATGACACATCGCTTAGTTGTTGAATCACTAAGCGATGTTTTTTTTTCACCAAGGAGAAATTTTATGTTTTCAATTTTAGGTATATCTGTGCTTTGCTTTTTTGTTGTTGTTTTTTTGTGGCTATAGGAAATTGTAATGAATAAATTAACTAACGGGCAATAAAATGAAAATTACACCTTCAAAACATCAATTAGCAATTTTTGACCATATTCAAAATTCTAAAAACAATCTGCTGGTACAAGCCTGTGCCGGTAGTGGTAAGACGACTACTATTTTAGGTTGTCTTGAATTAATACCGCCATCAGAATCTGTTTTATTATTGGCATTCAATAAATCTATTGTTGAAACATTAGTCAAACGCGCTCCGACAACAGCAGATATTAAGACGTTCAATTCTGTTGGCAATAGCCTTGTGACTCGATATATGGGTAAAGTCACACTGACACCTAATAAGATTCGTGAAATCGTTTACAGCTATGGTCTTGAAAAAGAAACTGGCGAAGCCTTAATCAAAATTATTGAGCTATGTAAGCGATTAAACATTGCTCTCGATGGTGGCTGTGCGACGCTTTTAACACCTGAGATAATGGAGTACATAATCTCACGATTCGGCATCCCTGTTCCTAAAACATTCAATCGTGAAAAGCTATTTAACCTAGTCAGCGACGGTCTATTGCGAAACATTTACATGGCTGTTGAAAACAAAATCATTGATTACGATGACCAAGTGTTTTTGCCAATTTATCGTGGTTGGGAATCGGTGCGCTACGATTGGGTATTTGTTGATGAAGCTCAGGACATCTCGCCAATTAGAACAGCATTGCTAGAAAAGCATTTAAAGCATGATGCTCGTATGATTGCTGTTGGAGATAAGTGTCATCCAGTTGGAACAAAAGTAACCAGATATTCAAAAAATGGTGAGAGATATGAAACAAATATTGAAGACCTTGAAATAGGCGATATGGTTACGACATACCGTACTCATGATTGTGCATTTAGAAACCAAGGTAATGTGGTAAATGGTAAAACAATAAGACCGTTTGAAGGTGAGCTAGTAATTGTCACAACGATAAGCGGTGAGGAAAGTAGATATACGCCAAATCATATATGTTTAGCTAATTTTGAATCGCATCGAAATAAACATGCTGTGTATTTAATGCGAAAAGGTAATCAATATCGCATAGGTAAGTGTTCAATGTCATATCATAGGGCAAGTGGGTTATCTGCTAGAATGCGCTCAGAATCTGCTGAAGCTATCTGGCTTTTAGACTTATACGACACTGAGAATGAAGCATTTTTTTGGGAGCAAGCTATCTCAGGTAAATTCGGAATACCTCAACTAATGTTCGACTCTAACAAAATGAATCGTGAACACGCACATCGACTTTTAAGTAAAGCGTGGGAGTTTATAGGTGATAATAGCGATAGAGCTAATGTCATACTTCGTTATTATAAACGTGACATAAATTACCCATTGTTTGATATTAAAAGCAAAGCGCAAATGACAATGAAGCGTCCAATTCTGGTAAGAGCTTGTAATTTGATAGATGGCACTAGAGTCCTCCCGTTTAAAAAAGATAGAACTTCAACTCATGTTAGAAAAATAGAATGGGAAGAAATTAAAATCAGTTATGCGGAATATCGAGGTGATGTTGTATCACTTGATGTATCGGGAAATAGTTTATATGTTGCCGACAATATTGTGACACATAATTGCCAAGCAATTTATGGCTTTACCGGCTCAACAGCGAGAGCTATGGACGAATTAAAGAGCAAATTTAACTGTGACCAGCTACCATTGTCAGTGAGTTATCGATGCCCTGTAGCTGTTGTTGCAGAAGCTGCTAAACTCGTCCCAGTGATTGAGCATGCTGAAAATGCGGAAGAAGGTTCAGTAACCGATTTAACGCAAATCGAAGCTAAAATTAAAATTTCAACATTAAGTGAGTATGACATTATACTATGTCGGACTAACGCGCCATTATCAGCATTGGCATGGAAGTTAATTCAGGCAAGGATACCTGTGAGTATTCTTGGTCGTGACATTGGTAAAAATTTAATGGTACTGATTGATTCATTTAGAACCAATGACATTATTGAAATGACAACCAAATTAAAAGCGTGGCTTAATTTGCAATTGGATAAATATGCTGATAATGAAATGATGCAAAGTAACGTGCTTGACCGATACCAAAGCATCATGTGTTTTGCCGAAGATAGTCTTGATGTCCCATCAATGAAACGGACTATTGAAGAATTATTTTCTGATGATTTAAGTGATTCAAAATTGGTTTTATCGAGTATTCACAAGTCAAAAGGTATGGAATTTAACAATGTTGCAATTTTAAATCCTGAATTAATACCTATCAAATATGCCAAGCAGGATTGGCAATTGGAGCAAGAACGTAATTTAAAATATGTAGCGATTACACGAGCGATAAAATCACTGGTATATTTCAAAGATACGCAACTCACAAGTAATTAGGAATCACTATGGCAAGAACAATATTATCCTTCAGAGTAACTGGGGAAGAATACGCGCAATTAAAAGCATTAGGCGCAAGCACTCACATTCGAGCAAAGTTAAATGAATGGTCAAAAACTGAAGAACCGCCAGTTTTAAAACCAAGAGTAGGTGCTTTAATGGCAGTTATCAACTGCAAGGTCAACACCCGTGATTATGAGTTTTACCGTCAAAGTGCGAATAAGTACAACATGACGATTTCAGAATTTGTTAAAGCAATAGTGCTTTAAAATTATATTAGGTTTACAAACGTGAATAAAATGTTGCATAAAAATTATCAAACTGTTAGTATGACACTTTATTTACACCACACGAGGATTTACAAATGGCTTTAAAAATTGTACCAGAAGATGCACCGATTGCAGGAATTCGCGCTGTTTTTTATGGCGGTGAAGGTATCGGTAAAACAACAACTGCATGTAGCGCACCAAGTCCACTTTTAGTTCGCATTGAAGATGGTGCGACATCGGTTGACAGAAAAAAAGTAATGATGACTGAGATTCACCGTGAAGCAATCGACGTTATTGAAACGACCAAAGATTTAGTAAAATGCTACGATGCTGAGAAAAAACAGTTAATCGTAAATGGTCGTGTGATTAAAACGATTGTTTATGATTCGGTCACAGCATTAGAGCGTAAAGTCCATGCGGCTATTATTAAGACTGACCAATACTGGCAACCAAACAATCCAAAGAACGTCACAATGGAATCAGCTGGCAATGGTTACGCTAGTGCGTACCAAGTTGCTAATGAGTTTTTTGTTGATTTTCTTCAACGCTTAGAGTTTTTTAAGAATCGTGGCATTAACATAATTTTAATTGCTCACAGTTTAAATAGCATTGAACGCGATACAATTGCCGGTAGCGAGTATTCAATGACAAACTTAGCATTGCATTCACCTAATAACGGTAAAGCCAACGGTAAGCGTGAAACAGTCCGTGAATGGGCAGATTTAATTGGTTATTTACACATGCCTATCACAGTAAGTAAATCAAAAGGCAATAAGATGGCTTTGGCATCCACTAGCGGGTCAGTAACGCATGCAATGGCGGTCAATAAGTCAACACGTTATGTTGCTAAAAATCGTTACCACATTGATGAAATTGATTTGATTGAAATCAAAAAGTCAGCTGGTTGGAATTGCTTGGCAAAAGTTATTTTGGATTGTGACGGTAAAGATTACACAAATCCTGATTACCCAATGCCTGATGGTTTGATTACATCAACTGATGTTGAAAAAGAAATTAATACCGATGCGGCATTTGAAGAAAGCATTGAAACCACTGAAACCTATGCTGAAGAAATTATTGAGGATTAATCATGGCTGCGCTATACGAAATATCTAGTGAATATCGTGAAATGTTTGAGCATCTTAGCGATGCTTTGAGCAATGAAGAAATTGAAAATAAAGAACAATTGATTGCGGATACATTGATTGAGCTTGAAAACAAATTTGATGAAAAAGCATTAAACGTCGCAATGTATATTGCTGAACTTGAAGCACAAGCTGATGCTGTAGCAAAGGTGGCAAAAGCGCAGGCAGAACGAGCCAAGAGCATTGCTAAAAAAGCAGATAGTTTGCGTTCATACTTATTGGTGCAAATGCACAGTATGCACAAAGAGAAACTGCAAAACACACAAATTACTTTACAGGTTGCAAAAAACCCTGTTAAAGTAGAGATTCTCAACGATTCGGTGATTTCCGATGAATTTAAGAAGCGCGTTGTCGAAGTATCTATCGATAAAACAGCAATCAAAACAGCAATCAATGCTGGTAAAACTGTAGAAGGCGCAATACTTGTGTCAACTACTCGTTTAAACATTAAGTAAATTGGATTACAACATGAGTATTTTTGATAAGAGCAGAAACTGGGACGAAATCACAGAAGCTGGTGTGAGCAATCGTATCCGCAAAGGTTGGTTTAAAGTTATCATCACTGATGCAGAAGATAAAGACACCAAAGCTGGTGATAGCGTTCCTGAGTTCACTTTCAGAGTAGTTGACGGTGAAGACAAAGGTCGTGAAACACCACACAGATTTAACATTGAGAACAAAAATGAATTGACCGTGCGCATTGCTTTTGGTCAAATCAAAGCAATTATGAATTCTATCGGTATGCTTAAAGACGGTAAAATTATTGCTAACGGTTATGCTGATATTCTCAACAAGCAATTCTGGTTAAATGCCGATGTTAACAAAGAAGGCTTTATTGAACCAAAAGCATTTAAACCGCTTGACTTTAAACCACCGTATGAGGGTGCGCATCCAATGCAACCACCTCCACCTGCTGCTCGCAATAATGATGGTGCGCAAGGCGCTGCGCCTAGTTATGCAAATGCAGGAAAACCTACAAGTTACGCTGAAACTGACGATGACATTCCCTTTTAAGGTAAATTATTATGGCTAATGGAACAAAAGCTGAACTAGTGTCACTGGTTCACACAAAGTTAAAACAAAGTGGCGTTACATGCTACAAAAACCAAGTTGACGACATCATTGACGTTGTTTTGACCAGTATTCTTGAAACTGCTAAACAAAACGACAATGTGATTATCAGAAATTTTGGTACGTTTAAAGTGAAAACAAGACCTGAGCATTTTGGTTCAAATCCAAGAACTCAAGAACGTATCACAATTGCTGAGTCAAAAGTATTTACATTTAAAGCAAGTAAATCGCTAGAAGTGTAATGTTTGAATTGACGGGTATCTAACCTGCCCGTCAATTTCACCAAATTGGAAAAATTTATGAATTATCATAAAAGACAAAATGAAATTAGACGTAAAGCAGATTTTCAAGCAATGTGCGTTGTTGCCATAACTTTATTGCTAATGGTCGCATCGTGGTGTACTCACATTGGTGTAGCATTTGCCAATGAGCAATGGTTATTATTAATCGCTGGTGCAATAGCGTTTCCAATCGGAATGGTTCACGGCATTGGCATTTGGTTTGGAATTTTTTAAATGAAAGTTGGCGATAAAGTTATTTTTTCAAAAGATGGTGTTCGACAAAAAGGTATTATTGTTGAAATTGTTGGCGAAACAGCAAAAATTGAACATTGGGTTGGGTGGGGAGTTTCATTTCGTAAATTGGAATGGTTAAAACCTTGTGATTAAGCACAATGCCGGTTTACCGGCATTTTTATGGTGGTTACATGAGCAACAAAACTTTAGATTATCATGGTATTGTAATATCTGATGTCGAATCAGTTAATTTGACATCAGACAGTATCACAATTGTGAAATACAATGGTGATACTAACAAATATGTAAATACAAATAAGCAAACAGTACATTTACTTTCAGATTTATATTTCTCAGAACTTAGGTCAGCTCTAATCAATGATTGGTTTAGCAAGCTATGCGAATAGCCGATAAGACATTAAATGCTATCGACAAAGTAACATTTGAAACACAAGGTGGTAAGTATCGGGAAGCACTTAGAAAATGGCTACCTCAAATGGAAGATGCTTACCGACCACAAGAAATGCTGCCACGCGGTCACTTAGGTGCGTCTTTACTTGGCAGAGAATGTTCACGTCAATTATGGTATGGCTTTAGATGGGCGGTTTATCCAAAATTCCCAAGCCATGTGATTAGATTATTCAATACAGGTCATTTATATGAAGCACGATTTTTAGCATTGCTCGAATCAATTGGTTGTACAGTAAAACAAAGTGACGAAAAAACAGGCAAGCAATTTCGCATAAATCATGGCGCATTTTTAGGTGGTAGCGGTGATGGCATTGCTCTTGGTGTACCTGATGTACCAGCTGGTAAATGGTGTTTACTTGAATTCAAAACTCACAATGACGCATCGTTTACAAAATTGATTGAAAAAGGTGTGCGATACGCAAAGCCTGAGCATTATGTTCAAATGCAAATTTACATGCGAAAAATGAAGTTATCGCATGCGCTTTATATGGCAATGAATAAAAATGATGACAAGTTGCATGCTGAGATTATTTACTTAGACCAATACGCTGCTGATTTTTATATCAACCGAGGTATGGATATTATTCATGAGAAAATACCAAAAAAGATTTCAAATAATCCCGATTGTTTTAATTGCGCTTATTGCACATTTCTTGATGTTTGTCACTATGGTACACCACCTGAAAAGAACTGTCGTACTTGCCGATACTCGCGCCCAAGCGAGGAAGTATCATCATGGGTATGTGAGTATTACCGCGCTAAGTTAAGTGTCGATAGGCAAATTAAGGCATGTGATAATTATATGCCCATAACGTAAGGATTTAAAATGCTAGATAAAAAATTAGTAGTGACTTTTTCAGGAGGTGAAACATCAGCAATGATGACATATCATCTTTTGAAAAAATATAAAACTATGGGATATTCTGAAATAGTTGTTATATTTGCAAATACAGGTCAAGAAAATGAAGAAACTTTAATTTTTGTTAATAATTGTCAAAAAATATTAAAATTTCCTGTAATTTGGTTGGAAGCCGATGTTGTGCATGAATTTAGAAAAGGAACTAAGCACAAGATTGTGAATTTTGAAACTGCCAGTAGAAATGGCGAACCTTTTGAAGAAGTCTGTAAAAAGTACGCAATACCGTGTCATACATCAAGTCATTGTACAAGAGAATTAAAATTACACCCAATAAAATCATATTTGCGAGAAATTGGATGGAAAAAAGGAATGTACGATACGGCTGTTGGGATACGATTAGATGAAATGCACAGAGTATCCATAAAAGCTATGGATGAAGGAGCTATTTATCCATTAGTAGATTGGAAAGATACTAAGAATACTGTAAGAGCTTTTTGGGAAAAAATGCCATTTAGGTTGAATTTACATGAACATCAGGGAAATTGTAAATGGTGTTGGAAAAAATCAATGCGCAAATTACTTACTATTGCCACTGAAAACCCTGAGTATTTTGATTTTCCAAGAAAAATGGAACAAAATTATGCAAAACCCCATAAACAATTTTTTTTTAGAGGTTATAAAAGTTCAGATGACATTATTGAATTATCAAAACAGCCTTTTGAAAAGTTTACAGACAATTACCGTGTAACAATTGCTAATTTTGACCCAATATTAGATGCCGCAGGTTCATGTAGTGAATCGTGTGATATTTATAGCCAATGATTAAAAAGGAACAGTAGATGATACATGTAATTAGTTTTTCAGGCGGTATGGGTAGCTTTGCCGAAGCAAAGTCATGTGTTGATAAATTTGGTAAAGAGAATACAAAACTATTATTTGCTGACACGCTCATGGAAGACGAAGATTTATATCGATTTAAAGATGAATGTGTTGAGTTTTTAGGTTGTGAATTAATCACATTAGTGCAGGGCATGACACCATTTGAAATATTTAAAAAAGAAAAGTTTATGGGAAATAGTATGGTTGACCCGTGTTCAAAACTTTTAAAACGAATTCCATTAAATAATTGGTTTACTAAAAACTACCAAATAGATGAAGCACACATGCACTTGGGTATTGATTATTCGGAAAGCCATCGATTGGTAAAAGTAAAAGAAAGAATGTCGCCATATATATATCGGTCTACGTTAGTTGAAGATGGGCGAATTATTAACAAAGATTATAGCGAACAATTCGGTATCAAACGTCCAAGATTATATGATTGGAAACTAGGTCATAATAACTGCGGTGGGTTTTGTATTAAAGCAGGACTTGGACATTACAAAGCGCTTTATGAAGCTAATCCTGAAAGATATAGAGAGTTTGAAAGTAAAGAACAAGAAGTCTACGACGTAATAGGCGCAACGTATCCGTTTTTAAAAAAGACGGAAAATAAAGTGCTTAGAAGATTAACGCTTAAACAGTATAGGGAAGAATTTTTAATGCAAGGTAAAGTAACAGCATTAGAAAGCCAAGAATATGGCGGATGCGGTTGCGCAATCTAAATTTAAAATTTGTTTACGGGCAAACAAATGAAAAAACAATTACGACCATATCAAAAAACTGCCAATAACAGTATTTTTGATTATTACAGACAAGGGCAAACTGGAAATCCATTGGTAGCATTACCAACTGGGACAGGCAAAGCCTTGTGTATTGCTGCGCTAATTTCAGCAATTTACAATAAGCGCAATACCATAAAAATAATTATGGCGACACACAATAAAGAATTAGTGTTCCAAAATTGGGAGGAAACGGTCAGCTACGACGATTCTTTACCATTGGGCGTATATTGCGCAGGGCTCAATCGAAAAGAAGTGTCACAGATTACTTATGGTAGTATTCAGTCTATGTCATCAAAAGTATCATTATTTGGTCACATTGACTTGATAGTTATTGACGAAGCGCATCGCATTTCAAATAAAAAAGATACGGCTTATCAAAAATTTATTACGGCTTTACGCGAAGTAAATCCAAACCTTAGAGTTGTTGGCTACACTGCAACGCCTTGGCGACTTGGTGAAGGCAAACTGACTGATGGTGATTTATTTTCTGACATCACATGTGATTTAACTGTTGGCGATGAGTTTCTATGGTTCATTGAAGAAGGCTATTTGGTAGACATCGTATCCAAAGCAACGCAAACAGTTCTCGATGTGAGCGACGTTCAGATACGAGGTGGTGAGTTTGTACCATCACAGTTACAAAAAGCCGTAGACAAGCAAGAAATAACCTACAACGCACTATGTGAAGCACTGCCCTACATCAATGCTTTCAATAGTGTGATTATTTTTGCATCAGGTATCGAACATTCCGACCATATTGCTGAAATGCTCAATTCTGAATTTGATATACCGGCAATAAGCGTTCATAGCAAAATTCACGAAACTTTACGCGACGATGCAATTGAAAAATATAAATCGGGTGACTACAAAGTCATTGTCAATAATAATATTTTGACAACTGGGTTCAATCATCCTGAACTTGATTTGATGATTGATTTATCACCAACCGCATCTTCTGCGCTACATGTTCAGAAAAATGGCAGATTGACGCGACCATTTTATGCAAAAGAATTCGACCTAGACGAGAAAGAAAGTCGCCTAGCATCAATAAAGGCTAGCCAAAAGCCGTATGCAATGCTTCTTGATTATGCCGGAAATATCATGCGTAATGGTAAAATAAACGCACCGCGTATCCCAAGAAAAAAAGGAGATGGCGGAGGTGGTGAAGCGCCTGTTAAATCATGTCCCGCATGTTTGACTTTGCACCATACGTCACGAAGAATTTGTAACACTGAGAATATTTTGACAGGTGTAATCTGTGAGCATGAATTTGAGTTTAAAACAAAACTCACAGTAGAAGCAGCAAATGAAAGTGTCATCAAACGAAATGTCGAGCCTGTCATGGACTGGTTTCATGTGACAAGCGTGAGCTATGCTCAAAAAGTATCTACAAAGGATAAGAAAACACCAATGCTGGTTGTGACATATCAGTGCGCAATGAATCGTTTTTCAGAATATGTGTTACTTGAACACGAAGGATTTGCAAAATCAAATGCTAAAAAATGGTGGCGACAACGTCAAATTGATGGAGTACCACCGATACCAGAAACTGTCATTGAAGCATTAGAACATAGCAGTAAGTTACTAACGCCTAAAATGATTTACGTTGAAACAAATACGAAATACCCAAAGATAAAGGAGTTTGCTTTTGAATGAAAAAATAGAAAAATTATTTTTAACCATAGTTGGCATTTTGCTAATCGCATTGGCATTTCAAATAATTTACATAGTGAGTGGTATGGTATGGATGGTTTAAAATACGATGATGGTAAAGCGCCTTTGCATTTGGTTGATATGGACGTATTGATTGATGTGGCAAATGTATTTGGCTATGGTGCTGAAAAATATGCCGAACATAATTGGCGCAAAGGTATGAAAATAACAAGGCTTTTAAATGCAGCAATGCGCCATATTGCCGAGTTACAAAAAGGCATCGATATTGACCCTGAAAGCAATCACTCACATGCTGCGCATACTATTGCCAATTTGGTTATGGTGTCAGCATTACTTCGTGATATGCCAGAATGTGATGACCGATACAAAAAAATAGTTAAAAAAGAACCTAAGTCAAAATCTGACTGCGACCCAACTTGGCAATTCGACAAAAAAGGTAATTAGAATGAGCAAATCATCAGTACAAATGGTTAAGCACAGTGTCGCAGCTGATACAAAAATTGAAATTGCGACGTTAGTTATTCGCATGCCACGTTTAATTTTGGCTCAATTCAACACGCATCGTATGTTTAGTCGCAGTGCGCAATCGTCACGCGCTATCCCAGTAAAAAAATTATTAGCTGACGTGTATGCAAATCCTTATGTGCCTGAGTTTAGAGAAAATGAAAAAGGCATGCAATCGAGTATTCTGATTAGAGGTTTTCGTAGAGCGCTAGCTAAGTTTTTGTGGCTTTCAGCTAAAAATTTTGCAGTATCTATTGCATGGTTACTGTCAAAACTAAATGTGGCTAAGGAAATTGCAAATCGTGTATTAGAACCATTTTCGTATGTCACAGTTGTTGTAACATCGACAGAATGGGATAACTTTTTTGAATTACGGGCGCATCCCGATGCACAGGCAGATATTGACCAAGTTGCTGTGATGATTAGAAATGCGATTAACGATTCAAAACCACAAGTTTTGGCTATTGATGAGTGGCATTTACCATTCATAAGCGACTTTGAAGTTATAGAAGCGGTATCTTTAAAAGACTTGTTAAAAATGTCAACAGCACGTTGCGCAAGAGTATCGTATTTGACGCACGATAGAGAGCGCCCAACGCGCGAAGAAGATTTCGCATTGTACGCACGATTGATTGAAAGTACACCAATGCACGCATCGCCATGTGAACATCAGGCAACACCACTTGGGGATTTTGAGCCATTTGGTATAACGCATATTGAACACAGTAATAATCAACCTTGGTCGGGTAACTTTAGAGGTTGGATTCAACATCGACAGTTAATTCAACAATCACAGTAGGCTACGTGATGGCTGATATTCCTGAAAGAAATAAATGTCCAAAATGCGGTAATGGGATGGCAATTTACATGAGTCGCAATGAAAAAGTTTGTCATGATTGTAAAGTAGTTATCCCTTGGCATCTTGAGCCTAAACAAAAACCCCTTATTCAACATACGAGATAAAGACATGGGTATCATCGTACCGTTAAAACCAGTTGAAATTGAAACACCTCCAAATCAAGTCTTAGAAGAAGCAGTTGATAATTACGAAGCATTGCTTTTATTGGGGTACAACGTGCATGGTCAAATTGATATTAGAGCATCGAGTAATTTGAACCATGCTGAAATACTTTGGCTAATTGAAATATTTAAAAGAAAACTATTAGATGGTGATTACAGTGACGCATAAAATTGAAAGTAAAATTGTTGGGTACAAAGTTGTTGATAAATCTGTGGAAGAAGTTAAACCTGCTGTAATATCACAAGTTATGCACGAATCATTAAAAAGACCTGATTCATTGGTTGGTACAACGTACAAAATAAAAACACCGCAATCAGAACATGCGCTGTATATCACTATTAACGATATGATTTTGGACGGTGTTTACCATCCGTATGAAATGTTTATCAATAGTAAAAATATGGAGCATTTCCAATGGGTACTCGCTCTCACAAGGTTGGTTTCAGCTGTATGGCGCAAAGGCGGGGATAGTGTGTTCTTAGTTGAAGAATTAAAAAACGTATTCGACCCGAAAGGCGGATATTACAAACGTGGTGGTGTTTATATGCCGTCGCTAGTAGCCGAAATTGGTAGCATTGTCGAACAGCATTTAAAAGCTATAGGCATGATTAAAGTGGTTATTGACGAGCATCAAAAAGCATTTTTAGATGCCAAAAAAGAAGAATCACAAGGAATTGAGTTGCAGTTATGTTCAAAGTGTAACGTGAAGGCAATGATTTTGATGGACGGTTGCATGACTTGTACCAATTGCGGTGATTCAAAATGCGGGTAAATTTACATCACGGTGATTGTATCGAATTTATGAAAACTCTACCCAATAATTCAGTTGATATGGTGTTAACTGACCCTCCTTATGGTACGACTGCGTGTAAATGGGATAGCGTGATACCTTTTGAGCCTATGTGGGCAGAATTAGAACGAGTCATTAAAGATAATGGTGCGATTGTATTGTTTAGTTCACAACCGTTCACGAGTGCGCTAATAATGTCAAATGTAAAAATGTTTAGATATGAATGGGTGTGGGTTAAATCTAAAATAACAAATGTTTTAAATGCTAAGGTTATGCCTGTTAGAAAACATGAATTACTGTTGGTATTTTCTTTTAAAAAATTACCTAATTATTATCCTCAAGGATTAATAAAAGTTGATGAAATTGTAAAACAAGGCGGAGATTCAAAATGCTACGGTTCGCGTAATAAAATGCCATATTTAAAAGAAAACGCAAATTGCCCAAGAGATGTGCTAGAGATACCGAGTGCAGGTAAAACAGTTCACCCAACCCAAAAACCCGTAGCACTTTTAGAGTATCTAATTAAAACTTATACAAATGAAGGTGAAACAGTTTTAGATTTTACAATGGGCAGCGGCTCAACAGGCGTAGCTTGCGTTAATACAGGGCGCAATTTTATTGGTTGTGAGTTAGACAAAGGTTATTTTGATATTGCTGAAAAGCGGATAAGTGAAGCTCAAAATAGAGGTGAATTATGACTAAAGAAACCATTTACATCGATGCTGTGAGCAAATTAAATCAGCAGGATGCGTTAATTAACGAACTTGCCACTGCATTAAGTGGTATTTCTAATGCGTATCACAATAATGACTATGAGCTATGTTATTCGAGAATTGAAGCAGCTGATATTATTTTAAAAAAGTGTGAGGAAGAAGAATGAGCAAAAAATGGGAAATGCCAATTGCTGAAAAACTACTATTGTTAGTCATGTTCACATCTGTAATAAGCGTTGGTAGTGCTTTAGTAGTGTGGTTTGCAGGATTATTCAAATGCGGATAAATTTTGAAAAGTCACAAAATTACGCAAGACAACTACAAGGTCTTGTGGCAATGGTAAACTGCGGTGAATTACATTTATTGTCGGAGTCTTACAGTGGTAGAAGAAAACAAATCAGAGAAATTAAAAAATCAAAGCGCAAAACCGACATATTATTATCGGTATGATGGTGTTCATATCGGCAATAACTGCTCAATATATTTATCGTCGTTTGAAGTTGTAGGCACAACACCAAAAGGTGTTCGCATCGACACGTTTAATAATAGTAAAAAACTTATTCTTAACGATTGGGTAAAAAAGTATGCGTATCCAACAAAAGAAGAAGCTCTATCGGCATTCATCAAGCGCAAGAAACGAGAAATTGCTATTCTTGAAAGTCGATTACGTTTTGCAAAAAATTATTTAAAAATTGCAACCAGTGATGATATTGAAGGCTATGTGACTGACGGTACTATCACTTTGGAATTAGGTGGGTGGTGATAGAAATGCGAAAAGGCACACCTGAGCAAATAAGCGCAAGAGATGTTGAGCTTCGAGAAAGACAGGATGCTCGGACATATAACAAAGCCTACAGGGAAGCGAATAAGGAACGCTTGCGAGAATACGAAAAACAGCGTTACCAAAAATCAAAATCTGTGGTAAATTAACTGTCAAAATAATTCAAAAGGAACACTTGTGGCAAAATTAAAAATACCTGTATTGTCAGAACACGAAGAACAAGTTATCTTTGTGACATACTGTAGAAATCATAAAAATTCTGTAGTGCATGACATATTTGCAATACCAAATGGCGGTAAACGAAGTTTAATTACTGCCATAAAATTGAAAAATGAAGGTGTTACGGCAGGTGTTCCTGATTTATTCTTACCGTATCCGTCAAATGGTTATCACGGATTATTTATTGAGCTAAAAAAATCAAAAGGCGGTACGGTAAGTTCTGAGCAAAAAATAGCCATCGAAAGATTGAACAAAAATGGCTATAAAGCAGTTGTTTGCAAAGGTGCGCAAGAAGCAATAGCTGTGGTCGAAGCGTATATCAACTAATTCATACTTAACGGGCAAATTATGAAAGCAAAATTAATTTATGTGATTATCTACACAATGACAGGTAATCCAGTTTTAACCAAAGAATATCCAACACTGCCATATTGCATTATCGGTTTGAAGCAAGATGTGAGATTCAATGTCGCATCAGCTGCTTTATTGACATCTTTGCCGCCAATATCGTGTATAAAAAAGAATGCCAAAACTTAGCTGGTCAGATTTAACGCTACCCCCAATTAATCTATGGAACGCGCCCAATCATGAAAATAACGAAACAATGCACGAACACTTCTTGCCCAAGCAAGAAGATTTGTCGATTATTTCTGAAAGAATCAGTAAAAGGAATCAGGCGTTACACTTTCAATACTCACAACGGAGAAAAATGTGACAGTTTTGAAAAAGAATATTTGGCAAAAAATTAAATTATTGTTTTTGCCACATCAATGCAGTAAATACGAAGTCTTCCCTGCAACTGGAACATTAAAATGTTCTGAGTGCAATAACGTCGAATTATCGACACCTACACCACTGAAAAAGTGAGATTATTATGAGTTTAGAAAAAGTTGAAATTATTATTTTAGATGAACGTGCTGAAATTCCAAAAAGAGCAACTGATGGAAGTGCTGGTTATGATGTGAAAGCTATCATGGATGAGTCTATCACATTGCTTTGTGGTGAAAGAAAGTTGATTCCAACAGGCTTGTCAATTTGTATTAACAATCCCGATTACGCATTATTTCTATTACCACGCTCAGGTCTTGGTCACAAAAATGGTATTGTTTTAGGCAATCTTGTCGGTTTAATTGACAGTGATTACCAAGGTCAATTGATGGTATCTTTGTGGAATAGTGGTTTAGAACCGTTTACGATTAAACATGGTGATGCAATTGCACAAATGGTATTCAAAAAAGTAGAGCATCCTGAGTTTGAACAAGTTACCGAGTTTTCCTTGGCAACTGAAAGAGGCTCTGGCGGGTTTGGCTCAACAACAAAATCAACTATTCAATTAGAAATACCTTTAGATGAGCAATTGGAAGTTGAAATTGGAAAACTTTACACTAATGGTAAAAACGAAAGAGTGCTTATTGTTGGTAAATCACGAGCTTTAGATTATCCTTATATGGGTGATAACGGTAGTGCTTACTCAACTACTGGACAACACATTGAAATGAAAGACCCTTCTTTTAATTTAGTTGATGAGTTTTTAGCATTTGGACATTAATATGGGCGAAGCAAAAAAACGTGGTACATTTGAGCAAAGAAAAAAGCAAGCACAGGAAGTAAAATCTAAACCAGTTTACAAAAACATACGACCATTTAGAGGTAGAAAAGCTGCGCTAGTTAGTAGCATTTTATTTTCAATGGGTGCTTATTTTTGGGGTGGATGATGTTGTTAAATATGCTTTTTCAATAAATGTTTGCTATTATGGGGGTAATTAAAACCCCCATTTTTATGTGAGCAATATCATGAAAACAAACGATGACGGCATTGAGTTAATCAAACATTTTGAGTCATTACACGATGGTGATTTGACTCTCATTGGCATTCAGCCTAAAAAAGACCCGATTGGAATTTGGACAATTGCTTATGGTCACGCACTGATTGACCCTGTGACTAAAAGATTTTTAAAAGGCGATGCTGATAAAGCAGCTGCGTATAAGGTAATGACTGACTTGACGTTACAACAAGCTGAGGATTTATTGCAATCAGATTTAATTACCTTTGAGAAACATGTAGACAGTTATGTAAAAGTGCCGCTTACTGAAAATCAATTTTCAGCATTGGTTTCATTTACCTTTAATGTGGGTTCAGGTAATTTAAAAAGCAGTACCTTGCTAAGATTATTAAATACAGGTATGTACGATTTAGCTTCAAAAGAATTCATCAGATGGAACAAAGGTGAAGGTAAAGTCTTGCGCGGGTTGACACTACGCAGAGAAGCTGAAGCAAAACTATTTTTAACAGCATAAAAAACTAATATGGCAGTTACTCAAAAAGGTGTTAACGTATTAGCATCTATCGTCCCATATCACAGCTATATGTTTGACGAGTACATAGGATTTGGATATAAAGGGGAAACTCCCCGCGACCTCGTGACCCTCAATGAATTAGCATCTGGTATAAGTGTTCACAAAGCTGAACAAATATTAAAACTACAGCTAAATCACATTGAAAATTCACTATCACAGCAAATGTCATTTTTCTCATCACTCGACGATGTTACCAAATTCGCAGTAACTGCCATTGCGTTTACACATAGTATTAACTACGTCTTATCCAATAAAGTATTCTTAATGCACTTAGAAAAAGGTTGCCACAGTCAAGCGGCAAGCGCATTGCAGAATTGTCATATCAAATTAATTTTAATCCTAAAGACAGGGAAAATACGATGACCGACGAGCGTAGAGTTGAAAAAATAGAAGACAATGTGGATAATGTCCGAAACGACCTTAGTGACATAAAGGAGTCGCTTAGACAGATAGAAAGGGAAGTTCGACAAGATTTGACTAAAGTATCAATGCAGGTCAGCGATTTCACGAGGATGATGGAAGTGTTTGCAACCAGAGCCGAAGAACGTGACAAACGAAATTCAGAGATGTTTTTAGAAAATAAAAACGCATTTGAAAGAATTTCTAAAAAAATCGATGTTATTGAAGCTAAACAAGCAGATTTGGTTAAAGCTGAAGTTCAAACAACGATTAAAATACAATTTCTTGAAAAAATTATCTACGGGTCAATTACAACATTAGTCGGTTTGATTGTGTTTGTAGTTGAGAATGCTATTTCAAAATAGATTATTGTACTCACCTCCGTGATGCAATAGTCACGGAGGTTTAAATGTTAAGTGCAGTCAATTTCTGCTTTAATGCTATCGATAAGAAAGCAATTCGCCCTGAACAGCAATGTTATTTAATCAATAACGGCTTACTGTTTGCTTCAAATGAAAGAGTGACACTTTGTCACCATATCGGAATACCAATAGACTGTCAGCCAAATGCGGCTAAATTTACAGCCATTGTAAAAGCTGCGGCTAATGCAAATGACATCCCCGCATTCACAAAAACTGCTGGCGGAAAATTATCAGTTCGTGCTGGAAAATTAAAAAGTTTGATTGAGTGTGCCTTTGTCAATACTGAAATACCAAGACCAGAAGGTATTGATTATGAAATTGACGGTGAAGCATTTATCAAATGTCTTCGCACACTTGAACCGTTTATCGGTTTAAATAAAGCACATACTTGGACAAATGGGATATTGCTAACAGGTAACAATGCCTATGCCACAAATAATGTCACGATGGTTCGATATTCGACAAATTTTGACATTAAGAAAAGAATTGTTCTGCCAATAGATTTTGTTAGGGGGTTGATTGCAGTTAAGATGATACCGATAAAGATACGGTATTGTGATAAATCGATTACCGTATTTTACGATGAACATGTTTGGGTCAAAGGGCGACTTCTCGAAGACGGATTTCCTAAAGCAAACATTGATAATTACTTTAAAAGTCAATCAGAATTACAAACTATCAATGCTGATTTTATTGAAGGTTTAATCAAAATAAAACCATTCATTGATGACAGCTTTAACTCAGTTACGTTTACCGCTACCGGAATGCAAACTTTTGATGGTAGTACGACCATCGACATCGAAAACATGTTTTGCACTTATGGTATGTACAATTATTTTGTACTACGCGATGTTCTAAATATTGCCATTCGAGCAGATTTCTCAGCCTATCCTAAACCAGTTGTCTTTGAAGGAGAGAATATTGTTGGTGCATTAGTGGGGATTAGACGCTCATGATAATGAAGACAATAAGCGCATTTGATTTATCACAAATCAGCAAAATAAAGATTCGTGATATTTATGAAAAATTAGGCGTGTCTAATAGTTACGATGAAGAATTGGCATTTGGTCTTGACCTTGATGAAGAAAGCGAAGAAAAGTTATCGATATTCTTTAAGAATCAGCCTGTGTTGACCGGAAAACAATCAAAAGATACCTTTGGCTTGTTTTATGAGTTAGAGCCTAAGACGGTCACAGTGAAGCCTGAAAAGATATGGCTACGACCTGATTATTTGCCCAATCTTCAAGAATGTTTAGATTATAAATATGATTTGTTCACACGCGAAGAACTGATTGCTCGTAAAGAGCCATTGGTGTTCGACATCGAGGTTTATAACAACTGGGCATTAGTTGGGTTTATGGGTGTCCATTCAGGTAAATTGGAGTTCTTTGAGATATTTGCAGATAAATCTAAAAATACTAATTTGAACATAGCCAAATTGGAATGGATGTTGCGAAATTATCTAACGATTGGTTTTAACAGTATCAAGTTTGACTTGGCTATTGCTAAGTTACTATTGCATGGAAAAACGCCACATGAGTTGCAACGCGCCACAACAATGATTATTGAACATGACATGCAATCATGGGATGTGTTAAAACTATTTAAAACTAAGCCATTTTTTAAAAATGAGTTAAACCATATCGATATTTGTGAGGTAGCAAAAGGCGTAGGAATTTCATTGAAAATGTATGGTGCGCGACTTGGTACATACAATTTGCAAGATTTACCATTTCCAGCTGGTATCGATTTGTCTTATGAGCAGCAAGTCATCACAAAAAGATATAACGTAAATGACCTACAAATGACCCGTGAGCTATATTTGTTCCTAGATGCACCTCTTACTATTCGTGCTGAGATGGTTGACCGATATACGACTGATATGCGCTCAAAATCGGATGCTCAAGTTGCCGAAGCGGTAATCAAAGAGGAATATGAGCGTTATACAGGAATTGTACCAGTTAAGCCTGAGATACTTGACTACGAGTCATTTAAATACCAAGCACCGCCATTCTTAGAATTCACAACTAAATTGATGCAAGACGTATTCGATGAGTTCAAGGCAATCAAAATTGAAGCATGGGATGGTGAAATTAAATGTCCTATTCTTGATAATTACACGGTCACGATAAACAAGACGGTTTATTCAATGGGTCTTGGTGGCTTACATTCATGTGAGAAATCAATATCACATTATACGGATGACGAGTATCAGCTAGAAGATATTGACGTTGAATCGTATTACCCAATGATTATGCTGATATGCAAATTATTTCCACCGCATTTGCGAGAAATATTTTTAACTGTGTTTCAAGAAATTCTTGATACGCGATTACATGCAAAGCATAACGGTCTTAAAATTTTAAATGAAATGTTAAAAATTGTACTCAATGGGACATTCGGTAAACTCAAAGATGTTCACAGCGTTTTATTTGCATGTCGATTGCTCACAGGTGTGACTATCACAGGTCAGTTGTCGTTATTGATGCTTATCGAAAGTTTTGAAAAAGATGGTATAGCAGTTGTATCTGCAAATACTGATGGTATTGTAATCAGATATAAAAAAACTGAAGATGTTGCTGTTCGTACAAAGATTAAGGATTGGGAAGTGAAGACTGGTTTTAAGATGGAATCCAATCAATACAAATCAATTCATTCGCGTGATGTAAATAACTATTTTGCGATTAAAGATGGTAGCGTAAAGCGTAAAGGTGTCTATGCTGAAAAGCGTATTGATAAAAATCCACCGTTAGAAGCCTGCATTCAAGCAGTTGTGGCTTATTTGACTGAAAATCGAAATATCGAAGATGTGATATTTGAGCGAACTGACATCAAAGAATTCTTAGTTGTTCGCAAAGTATCAGGTGGCGCGTGTAAAGATGGTGAGTATTTGGGTAAGGTAGTACGGTTTTATCACAGCACCTCAACTAAAACATCATTGGTCTATGCCAATAGTGGTAACAAAGTGCCAGATTCGGATGCGTGCCGACCAATGATGCGCTTATCTGAAATCATACCTGAAGACTTAGATTATCAGTGGTATATCGACAAAGCCTATGCGATATTGCAAGAAATCGGTGTGACCGTTTAGCGTCTTACTTAATTTAAGAAAACTTTAAGAAATCTATAGTAAGCTATCGGTTCTTAAACAATAAAACGGTGAAAAATATGATAACTTCAGCAGTTCTTGCAATGTGCGTACACGGTGCAACAATACATGAAGGCTTTAGTCAAAAAGTTTACGTTGATGTGGACAAATCATTGGCAATTGGGCATGGTTATAACTTGACTCACAATCCATTAAATTTGCCAAAGAGCGAGATTAAAAATTTAAAAAAGCACGGCATATCAAAAGCAGAAGCGCTTAAATTGACTGAGAGATTATGTGAGCAAACTGAAAATAAACTACATGAATTATCTTGGTTTGACTCACAGCCTGATTATGTCAAATATGTGATAATTGATATGGCATACAATATGGGAGTCACTGGTGCAATTGGATTCGATAAGAGCATAAAATTGATAAAAAATAATAAAATGCTTTTAGCATCAAAAGAAATACTCAATTCAAGATGGGCAAGACAAACACATGGTCGAGCTAAGGAACTAGCTGAAGTCTTAAAGACAGGTAAAGTTTAATCAGAATCATCGTCGTCATAAGTTTTGTATTTTATGGCGACGTTTATTTTTTGGGTCAAACGAATAACATCGTTATCAAGTAACCGTATATGGTCAACTAAATCAATTAAAACGTCGTTTGCTTCACTAAGCAATGGTTTAATGATAGTAGTTGCCCAAATCCACACAAAATAAATTACATATCCCATACCGCCAGTAGCAATTATTGGAAATCCAAATTTATTTAACGCATTGGCTAATTGTTGTAAGTCCATCAGTCTTTCCTAGCATCAACTTTTTTAGCTCGTGAAATCCTTTCAGTATCAGGATTTAGTTTTAAAACAGTGCTTGCAAGTACATCAATTTTTATGATGTCATTTGCCATACATGTCACACGATTATCGAGCTTTTTCATGATGTCAATTAAATCTTGAACAGATGATTGTACGTTTTTTAAAATAAACTTTAGCGTTAGTAAGACAAAATAAATACCCACTAACGCTAGTGCAATAGGAAATCCGACTTCTGCAACAAAAGTCAGTAAGTCCATTATTTTTTCTTTTTTGCTTTGAACTTACCGGCTTTTTTATCAGCACTCATAAAGTCTTTTGCTACTGACATTGGTATGCCAACTTTTTTAGCAAAGGCTTTATTGTGTGCTGCGGCAAGCATTGTTTTGTGTTGTGCTGCTGATTTTGATGGCATGACAATTCCTTAAATCTTACTAGCATTATCGAAAAAGTCTTCAACTTCTTGTTCGGTCATATCAAAAAGTTCAACTAATGAGTCATCTGATTTAACAATAATAGCATATTCCCATACAATTTGAATTTCTTTACTGGCTGTTTTTATTTTAGTTTCAATTTCATCTAACTTTCCTAATTTTAAAAGAGCTAATCTAATTTGACATAATGTCGCAGAAGGTTGTGGGAATAATTCATCGATAAATTCTTGATTAATACACGTCCAAACACCATCTAAATATGTCCAACATGCACCACTGAATTTTTTAGGAAGTTCAGTTACTTCTTCAATAATCGCATTATCAATGTTCAAAAATTGGTCATGACAATCGTTTGCGATAGCTTTGTCAGCATATAAATAAACATCACCTGTATAGATGACGAGGTTGTCTTCGAGTCTTTTTAAAATTTTCATATTTTTCCTTTTTGTATTTTGGTTTTATCAAACAATATTCATAGAACTTATCGCAATAGCGGCAACGTATGAAGTACCGCTTGAAGCGAGATAAACAGTTGCGCTTAATTTTGGACTTAAATTGCAGCAACTTAAATAATAAGATGTGCTAACATTATGTATGAGGGATATATTAGCAACTTGTAATTCTGTGCCAGAACTAATTAATCTTCCCATATATATATAATCATTAGCACCTCTAAATACAATCAATGCCGATACTGAATTTAATGGAGATATTGCTCTACGCGCACTAGCATTATTAGCTGCTTCAGTTGAAATATGACCTGTGTACACAACAAGTTGTGAACCGACACTGATTGTTGAGCCAGATAAAGTTAGTAAATTAGCAAAACTATTTCCAGTATTGTTATATCGTTTATAATATAGTATGAATTTTGTTGGTGATAATTTGCAAATATTAACAGTAGGTGCAAAATAATTAGTATTGTCAGTAGCTACATTATATTGAATTACAGCACTAATCACATTTCCTGATATATTTAATACACTTACAGAAACAGTTGTACCAGATGTGTATCTATAACTAATAATAGCAGTTGTTGAATTAGCAACAACCATATCAACATAATCAGGGTCACTTGTCCCTATTACTGTATATACAGCACCAACAGATATAGTATTTCCTGAAAAAGTCAAAATTCGACCATAGGTGTAACCAGATGTACCTCTATAGAGAATAATAGCTGTTGTTGAAGTTAGCAATTTTAGGATATTAGTGGCTGATACCATTGTATCAACAGCATAGTCATATGCGGTAATAGTAGTTCCACTTATATTTAAAATAGAAGCTGATGTACCAGAACCGCTATTTGCTCCCATAATGAGCTTAGTTGAGTTAATAACTTCTACTGACGGAAAACTAGTAGCAGTTGAACCACAAATCATAGGGCTACCTACGGTTATTGCAAGTGTCGTTGTATTTATAGTAACTATATATGCAAAAACATTAGTTCCATTATAATAAAAAACTATTGCTGACGTAGCACTAAGACCATATGTTGAATGACATCCAACAGAACTGGTACTTGATATAGCTCCAGTTGTCAGATTGAATTTAGTAGTGGTATATGACCAAGTACCTTGAGTAGTTGATACATCAGCACACCATAATACAGATTGTGAATAAGGAGCTATTGAAAATAGATAGTTTCCCAAACTATCGAAAATATCTAAATAAATATTTGTGCTGTTATTATTTTTTATAAATATCTGTCTATTGATACCTTGTATCTGTGAAGTATCTGGTAAATAAATACCATTACCATTTGAATTAGTTACAACGATTGTATTCATCATATCTGATGATGACAGATACAAAGAAGCTGTTAAATTAGTGTAAAAAATTCCATACTTAGGTTTATTTTTTCGGCTTATCGCACCGTATGTTCCGTAGTTTGCCATATTCGTATAACCAATCCTTAATATTTGTTTTAATAAACTAAATTAGCGATATCAATCACTCTTGTTTGACAATTAGATACTGATGCTAAGTATAGAGTTAACGCTTTAGTTGTTGATAATTTACAAATGCTTAATAATGGGTCAACAAATGCGTATAGTGTAAAAGGTGCAGTAGCCGAAACACTTAACCCGTCTACCGAAATAACTCTAGTGGTTGAGTTAGTTGTACCATCACGACAAATAAGAATAGCATTACTTGAAGATAATTCGCTTAGGCAAGGATATCCAGATTGAGAATTTAGTGTTAATTGTGAACCAACAGTAATAGTTGTTCCATTTATATTTAAAGCATTTAGGCACATAGTATAATTGGTATTCCCATTAAGATACCCGACAAGTGCAACAGTTGAACTTAATGCACATAATGTGTAATTCCAAACATTATCTGTATAGACAGTGACCATTGAACCAACTGTTATTGTCGTACCCGATATAGTTAAGACTGCCGATAACGCAATTCTGTTATTTCCAATAAGAAATAAAATAATTGATGTGCTACTTAGCGTTGCAATTATATTACCAGCTGAAGGTTGCGCATAAATAGTAGTCCTTGTCCCAACCGATATGGTAGTACCTGATAAAGTTAAGACATTGGCGTAGCAATAGTAAGAAGTGTGTCTATAACATACAACAAATGATGTAGCACTTAATGCACATAGCGATTCAAAAAGGATTTGATAAGTACCGTCATTGGTAGCATAATTATAATAAGTATTTACAGTAATCGTTGTGCCAGATACCGATAATACCATAGCATAACCAGCATAGGTGTTTGCAGTTACCAATAATAGTGATGTGTCATTTATTCTTTTGGTATCGACAAAATTATTAACCCAAAAATAACCATTGAGATTTGTATTTCCACCAACACTAATTGAACCGTTAGTAGATATAGTTAGCACATTACAATAACAAAAATAACCACTACTATTTGAAATATAAACACCAACTGCTGTTGTTGGAGTTATTGCACATATCGATATGGCATACATACCGTTAGCACTAAATGCAGTGAAAGAACCACCTGCCGAAGTTTGGGTAAACACCATGTTATTTATTTTCCAACTACCAGATGTAGTTGATATGTTAGTACACCAAAATAATGCTTGCGCATAAGGAGCTAGTGTAACAACATAACTCCCAGAATTATCATAAACCGTAACATTTATTCCCTGCGTGTTTTTTAAAATAACTTGTCTATTAGCTCCTTGCAATGACATAGCATTTGGCAACCATATACCGTAACCATTTGTAATTCCTATGCGAATAGTCTTCATCGTATCGGATGGTGCTAAAATTTTATTAGCACTTAAATTCGTATATAAGGGACTTGCCAACGGTTTACCAGCAACCCTTGGATTTCTAAGTAAACCGTTATTGGACATTAGAAATCACCACCAATAGCAGTCACATTGATACCAGCACTTGTCTGAGTTGTACTAACAGTTGCGCGTAATGAAAATCCAGCTGGCAATAATATCGGCAAGATTTCAGGATTTAAAAAGCTAGATAACTGTGTGTTGAAGGCAGGTGTTGTAGCAGAAGGTGTAATTGCTGCGAAAGTTGTTTCTTTCAATAATGAGTTTTTAATTGATGCGTCTGCTCGCGTTGTCGCATAGTAACCAATTGAATCTGCTGCAAAATTATTCACGGAAACAATTTGGTATGTAAATGAAGTTGTTGTCACAACGGAAATAGCGACAGATTTAACATTAAATTCAATAGGCGTGCAACCTTGGACAGTAATTAAGTCACCGTTCGCCAAGCCATGTGCAGTTGCAGTTGTGACTGTTGCAGTGGTTGTAGAAGATGTGATTGATGATATAGTTTTACCGGCAATACCTTTTGTGATAAATAATCGCAATTGACCTGCAACAGTTGTTCCAATAGCTGATAATAAAATGTTATCAATTCTTGAGCCTAATGCGCCAGCAGTAAATACAATTCCAGTATTTGCAACAGCTGGTTGTGATAATGATGAATCTGCGGTAAGGACAAGTGCATTGTCCACTTTAGGGGTTGCTGAATATTGTGCTGTAGCTGCCATTAGATTATTCCTGCGTTAATTAATATAAAATCGGGCGTAGATTTTGGTGGGTCTTGCCAAGTTGCTGTTGTTGGTGATGTTGCTATAAGTATCTGCTTTTCTACTGGGGGTGTTGCTGCATTTATTATCACAGGTGAACCAGTAGTAGCAAGGGATGTTGCAACACCACCTCCAGCAGCACCTACTGAAATTACCCATGATGTAAAAGTACCTGTACCAATAACGCTATTGACGTTCACAGTCATAGCACCAGTTGTTGAGTTATACGCAGTTATCACGCCAGACATCACTGTGGCAACAGTTGAATTAGCCACGTTAACTGTTTGACCAAGTGAGTATGCCTTTCCAGTTTCATTCAATGTGAATGATTTACTCCCTATGCCTGAAACAATAGATGAGCTTGACGTAGCATTAGTATAAGGCGATTGCGCCACTGTTGCTGCCTTAGCATCAATTGTCGTGTAAGCAGTGCTTATTTTTGAATCAAGTAAGCTAATTTGTTGCTCACAATACAAAGCAATTAAAACGCTATCGGCAAACATTGGTACAAGATTTACCGTGTGCATACCACCGGCTAATCCTGTTGACTGATTGTCGTCATTTGTATAGGTATGGTCGGTTGTTCCAGTTATCCGAGCTGGTATGGTGACTGAATCTACCATTAGAGCATTTCCTCTATGTTAATTGTTGCGCCATATAAACCATAATTAGGCATTGTTATTGGATTTAATTGTGAGAATCTACCAATAAACGATTGTGCATATTGAAACGCATCGATTCTCACAGGTGAAAAACTATAAATAACTGGTCGAGAAATACCTTGTTGCCGATAGGCTTCGTACACACTTCCAAAGGCTTCTTGTTTATCCATGAAATCTAATACAATGCTCACAGTTCGAGCTTTTGCTTTTTCATGAAAATACTTTTGTCCACTATCAGATTGCTGTACTTCCGATATATCAATATAGCCTTGCTCAATAGCACCATACTGAGGATTGATTGTGGTTTGAAAATACTGACCGAACATGAAGTAGCCAATTTCAATAAATCCGTCACCGTTACTAGAGTCATCAATATCAATATGGATATGCGTCCCAATTGGTTGTAAATTCTCATTGGTTTTACTAGTAAGAAAATTTAAGCATAGTTTTGTATAACTTACACGTTGTTCTTCTTCAATAGCACCTGTCCAAAAATTAGATGATTCCCAAACAAGAGCAGGTGAATCGACTTCATATAGACGTTGCCAAACATTCACCCACTTGGGAGTATTGACGAGCATGGGTTCAACCGATGTGCTTACTGCCACATACCATAATGAATAACTAGTGCCAGCAGTACCATTGCTATCTGAAATGGTCATTGTGATTAAACCAGTTCCCAAGTTATGCGCAGTGACTGTGCCAGTTATGTAATTACCATTTGTAGCAACACCTGTATCGTTTGAGCAACCAAAGATGCGTAATTTTGTTGGTGGTGATGTCATCAATGTTGTGGTCAACGTGCTGACCGTAAACGATATACTTCCTGATGACACGATTGTCACAGGTGTCTTGCTGTAGCCAATAGCAGGCTCGTTAAATACAGAATGTTTTATTCTAGCGGCAGTTGTCAGATTGTGATTGAGTAGCGCAACTGCACCGATAGTACGATAAGGTATTTTTGATAAACTTAACCCAAACGATGCAACAAGGTCAGAAGTTCTAGCTGTTTCAGGTAGACAATCCGTCAGCATGTTCGTTAATGGTAAGTTTGAATTTTCCGTCCAATCGGCTGCGTGTAATCCAATAATAGCTCCAGTGGAACTATTACGAGCGACTTCGATTGCTCTATTTGGATAAACTAACGCAATATTGCTCATACTTTATAACCCATTAATCGCATTTTCATTGATTTCAATTGAACATTAATCTCACTACTGACAAGAATAAAGCTAACACCATTTTCATAACCAAGTCGCGGATAATATAATTTTACTGTCATACCTAGTGTTACACGCGGTAACTCATTAAAAACATATTCAATATCTATAATATCACATCGTTTTTTAAAAAACGATAATAATCTGTCAGTTACAGATTGCATTGCTGTCTGCGATATTAACAAACTC